GGTGGGGTGTGGTTGTGTGGGGGTGGGGGGGGGGGGGGGGGGGTCGGGGGGGTTGCGCGAGGGGGGGGTTGTGGGGTGTTGGTGGTGGTGGCGGTGGTGGTGGTGGGGGTGGTGGTGTTGGGGGCGGTGGTGGTGGGGGCGGACACGGTGGTGGTGGTGGCGGACACGGTGGCGGTGGTGGTGGAGGTGGTGGTCACGGCGGTGGCGGTGGTCATCACGGTGGTGGTCACGGTCATCACGGAGGCTATAACACAACTAGACAGGGCGGAATTGACGGAGGGGGATGGGGTGGATGGGGCTGGTGGTGGTGGCCCTATTACTATCCAGGCTATGAAAACTGTAAATGCGGATACTACGGGTGCGACTGTGGAAAAGGTTACATAAATTATGATCAAATGACACCGCCCCCTACACCTTCTCCGACGCCCTCGCCATCTCCTCAGACAAAATAAGGTTTTTAATTTATTTAATATTATTAAATAAATGAACGATCATCCATTTCTCGATGATGTAGGAGGCGATGAAAGATGCAGCACCATCTTTCCAGAATTTACTATTCTACGTAAAGAAAATTTAGAAGATCCTTTACTTAAAATTGACGAAAGTTGTGTATTCCGACTTGTCTACTCTAATCAAAACAGAGAAGATAACTGTACCGGAAAGATTAAAAAGGGGGAAGAACTGCCTGTAGTTTCTAGCGAGGGAAAATTATACTATGGGTCATGTGACGAAGAAGAAAATTATATCTTGAAAATCCAAAATCGGTATAATCGGAATGAAATCTCCTTCCAACTTTATGCATCTGATTCCGGCATCGCGCCGCCAATTTATGAAATATGGTTCTGTTATCCAGAAATTCCAAAACCTTCCGACTGCCCTACAACATCTCTTTTTGTTATGAAAAGGCTCTCCCAAACATTGGGTGACATACTGGTAAGTAGCATTCCAATAAACCAAAAAATTTATTATATAGAAAAAGCTGTCGTTTTATTAGAACGACTTCATCGGATAGGAATTCACCACAACGACTGTCACCTCGAAAATTTTATGTTAGATATGGAAACTGGTGAATTATTTCTTATTGACTACGGACTATCTTCTAGAAGTGACACAAAAAATGATTTTAATATATTATACAACTTTGTGCTTGGTTCAAAAATAAATTCATTGGACAAACAAAAATTGCTTTTTAGCATTAAACATACCAAGCCTTATGGTATCCCGCCTTTATTAGATAACAAAGATAAAAACGAAAAAAGCAGCACCGCATCAAGAATGGGGTTTACACGTATCGAAAAGGGCGGATCGCGTTACGAAAAAAGCAGAAGCGGTGGCCGAATCGGACAAAACAGATATGATGATGATGACGATGAAGAAGACGATGAAGAAGACAACTAAATTTTCTGGAAATGCGGAAACTCTTTGTAAAAATCTTTAATGACTCCTCCGGCATTTTGGTACACCTTTTTGCGTGCGCTAAAATGTTTTTTCAAACTATGATGCGGATCGACAACATCAAATACAATTGGCTTTACTTCTTCTGTTCTCATTACACGCGCCAAATATTGGATAAAATATTCCTCTACATCTGACGCGATAATAAGCGCGTCTAATTTGTCGAATGAGAATCCACACCCCGTTTTTTGCACACTTGATACAATAATTCGCGACTCTTCGTCGTAATCGTTTACGTCCTCTGTCATTACACTTACTTTTTCGCGGGCGTCTTCTAACTGCCGTGCGATCCATTTTGCCTGTTCAACTCGTTTACATAATACAAGAAAATGACGATCTTTGAAATAGAGAATAATATCAACCATCAACCGATTCCGCATTTCATGCATACACTGCGACGTAATCATAGCACTCCATTGTGTTTTACTATCCTCTTCATATTCAATCGAGGTATCGATTCGATAGACAAGATGAGGATGATACAGTTCGCGTGTGATCTTTGTATCTGTCCCAAAATAGAAGTCCAGAAGTCTATCTAATCCATCGGGACGGGTAGGAGTTGCCGAAAGGCCTACCAGATAACGAGGCGAAAGGTGATAAAGACACTCAGAGAGACTTTCAGCCATAATCGCATGAATTTCGTCGACAATAACGAGACCAACACCTTTGAACGCGTCTTCTCCAATTTTCTTGACGTTTTGCGCATTGACGATAAGAAAGTCGTTATCCAATACCTTCCTCATTTTTTCAGGGTTTTTTTCGGTCTTGACGAATCCGATCCTAGGTTCATCGATAAATCGCGCGATCGCCTTCTTCCATTGTTCAATTAGCACAAGACGATGACACACAATCAAGGTTTTCAGTCCAATTTTTGTCGCAAGATAAATCGATAATGCAGTCTTACCGGCACCAGGATAAAGAGATATTAACGAACATCCGTGATTGTTGAGATTTGCAATGCATTCATCTTTAATTTCACGTTGGACAGAACGAAGAGTCGAATTAAATTTTGTGCCATGCGTAAGAGGAGTGAGAGACGACCGAGGAGGACGAGAAACTGTCTGGATATTATCAAGAGCCCAGCGAAAAGGTAGATAGGCACGTTCGCCGTCATCGCTCATGTAGTACGGACGAATGATAGTTTCCTTTTTATAATTTGGGAAGGGTTGTGCAAAGGAGTTTTGATCGATCTTCTTAACAAAAACTTCATTAATGACTCGGTCTTCATCCTGTTCAGAAAGTTGAGAAGCAGTGATTACGATTGACATTCTTTTATTTGAAATGAGAGAATGACGAATTAAAATCATTTTCATAAAATAAAATTTTTATAATAAATAAAATGAGCACAGCCGTAATTGTTATTGCTATTTTAGTAATTGTAGCCGGTGTTGGTTATTACTTTTATGCGAAAAATGCGGCTTCTAATACTTCGGCGGCTACACCATCGCCAAGTTCTACGCCAAGTCTTAATTCTAATATGATTGGCGTATGGGAAGTCAACCAAGTCGGGTCGGGTGGATCATTAACAGACGATAACTATACGCTAAATTTTACGGCAGGCGGGCAAATTATTCCGAGTACCAATAATTTTCCCCTATCCAATCCAAGCTGGACATCTCAAACTTGGTCTGGCATAAATTCTAACGGGACTACTGTAACTGTGCCTCTAACATTTGACAATGTTAATAAAAGGATTGGGCTTTACGTAAATAATCAAGCTGGGGCCCAACCTTTTTTGGTGCTGGTACCAACCCCCTCTCCCTCACCGTCACCGTCGTCATCTCCCTCTCCCTCACAGACTTCATCCCCAACTCCATCTGCGACACCTGCTACTACTTCCGGTCCGTCTACAACTCCTGTAGCAACAAGTACGCCAACACCAGTTGGACAATTTGTACCGACATCTCCTCCTTCTAATTTGATGTCAACAGTGGCAGGAAGATATATTCAGTTAACAGGGTCACAGAAAAATATTCTTAATATTTGCAGAGTTGAGATTTTCCCATCAGTCTACGGCGCACCTATTCAATACGGTGATTCGGCTGTAACTGCGTCAAGTATAGATACATCGCATAAATCATTATTGAATGGCTGGACATCTTATCTAGCCACAAAAGGCACAGAAATCCCATCTATCAAAATTGATTTGGGCCAAAATAGCCCAATTTATAAAATTATAGTATACAATCGAGTTGACGATTATACGCAACGTATTTGCGGCATGACACTTTCCATTATAAAGTCAGACTTTACACAAGTTTATTTATCTAGTCCTGTAATGTGTCCTCAAATAAAGAAAGATGGAACAGTATTAGTTAAAGAGCCTATATCACAGAAATATGTTTTTAACACCGACGCCAGCGGAAACCCAATTACTGGACCGGCTTTCGACGATTATAGCCAGATATCGCCACCAGGTAATTTAGGACCTTATCTAAATTATTGCGGGACAGTTACGTACTTTCCTACTCCTACTAGTTCCGCGATTGCCCAAGACGTGGCAATGCCCATTTTCAGAGGAGTATGGTTTAATGCGGACGGATCAAGTAAATTAATCATGAACAATTCCGATAATAACGGAAATTATTCTATGACATTGGTTGGATCAAGTATAAATAGTGGGTTTTACTCACCTTATGGAGAGAATGCATATGTACGGTTAAATGGTACACCAACCGTCACTTCCTTAACTCCAACCACGCCGCCACCTCCGTCTATGTCATACAACAGCACAGACGCGTCAATAACTTTTCAGAATGTAAAATACAAACTAAATACAGTATTGGGATGGTATAATAAAGGGGGAAATGCAAACGTAAAACTAAATGTAGATGGTACAATCACTAATGCTCTAAATAGCACAATTGGTACCTATACGTTGAGTCCGTCGTTGCCTTATTTTACACCAAGCACACCTTTAACACTTGCATTTAATCCGTATATTGGTTCATGGCGGTTTATTGATAATACAGTTTTTCCGTCACCAATGGTGCTAGTAGTTAGGTCAGATATGAAATGTACAGACGGAACAGGAACATACAGTTACATATTTACACCTGGAACAATCACACCATTTAGTTACGGAACTCTCACCTTTACAAATAATGCCGGTACAACCTATAAATTAACAGGTGGGTACACTGACAATCATTTCAACGGAAATCCTACTAACTATGTCACAGATGTGACTGTTACTAAAAGTGGTAAGGAGCCACAAATCACACAATTGTTACTAGACCCATTCTATGGAACATGGAGTTCCAATACTTTGAAAAAACAAGTAACATTTAACGGAGATGGAACTATAACTAATTACGGTATTGTAAATGGGTATTCACAGGATCAGTATTGGGTAAACCCACCTAATAGCAATTTTACGTCGATTGCCGGGGTTGGATACATTACAGGACACATACAAGGAAACACTAATTCAGGCGACAATTTCGATATTGCGTATAACATAGATCTTGATATAATTTATCTGTATATAAAAAATTCTTACAGTAAAACAGTAGACATACTTACACATACTTAGACATTAAAAATTCTATATCTAAATATAGAATTTTATTTTTTCACCGATCTCGTCGATTTTTTTGTTTTTTTCATTGATTTTCTCATTGTTTTTCTCATTGATTTTCTCATTTTTTTCGGAGACTTTCTCTTTGTTGAACTACGAGCTCGAAATCTGTGCGTTTTCACTAATTCGTGTACATCTTTTTTTATACCTTTGACAGCTTCGGCTACATTGTTAGCAGCCTCTGAAATTTTATCTTTATTTTTTCTCCATAATCCTTTCAATCTGTCCAAAGCATTAGTGACTTTATCGTCATCACTCATTTATTTAATATTATTTTTTTATTTTTTTATAGATTTACACTTATCTCCTATACGCATTTGCGGCAGCATTGATTAACTCAGGCGTGATTAGAGGTCCCGAATTTTTGTTGTCACTACCTCCGGCAAATAATTTATAAAGAAGAAAAAGAACGGCAAGTCCGACAATCGCGCCAATGATATATTTTATAGAGTTCGCGCTAACTGCCGCCATTACAGGAGCATTTCCGGCATTGATTGCGCCAACGATACCAGCGTTCAATGCATTCTGCAAATCATCTAGACCAGCAACCTTATTTATAACGCCTTGTGTATTAGACGAATCCGATAAAAAGTTTGTAGCGGCCGTCATACCATTTGTAACGGACTGTGAAAGAACAGCGTTTACTATAAGAGTTGCAACAAAATTCTGGTCAATTGTAGTATCTATCAGTGTAATGCTTCCGCCAGGGCAGTTAATTTCTAATGAACCGCTTTCATTTATGTCCAACTTCGTACTACTTAAAATATTTGTAATCGACGATGAGGCAGACGCTGAATTATTTTGTGTAGCACTAGACGCGGCCTCCTGGACTGACGGGTCTAATACACTTGTTCCAAATGTATTAGCAAGAGCTTGTGATGTAACATCCTTTGAAACAGATGCGGCAAGAGTGCTAAGAGTGGATTTGGCCTCTGATGATAACGTTATACTTGCTTTCATTTGAGCATTACCCGATAACGATATTTTTAAATTTTTCGTCGTAATGTCACGGCTATACATAGCCTCCGCGGCAGCATGTGATTTGCTCATTATTTCAATAATATTTGTGTTAAAATCCTGTAAAGCCTTAATAGCTGTGTTATACTTATCTTGGGTAATAGCTGGACTCATTGCAAGTTGTACCATTGCACCATTAACCATGGTAGCACATTGCGTTTCTAATTTAAGTAGGTCGGCCGCGTTTTGAATTTGTAAAGCCGTAAAAGCCTCTACCTCTTTCGGTGTGAGTTTAGCTGTTGTAATACTGATACCCTCAGTTATCGAAATACGTCCTGTCGTATTCTGAGTTACATTATTGATTATACATTGCATTTGTGATTGTTTATTGGAAACATTGACCGCATTAATAATCGATGAGCCGCATCCCTTCTCCGAATTCTGTTGGTCATTTTGTGAGCTACTATTTTGTGCCGCACCTGTTACAGACTCTGACGCAAACCAACCTAGACTTGCTTCTTGGGTAAAACTTCCAGATGTTGATTGCTGTTTTGCCTGATTGCTTTGTTTTTTAGTACACGCTGATTGGTTTATGCCTAATTTTGTAGCGATGTCGCCGGCTGTCTGAAAAATTTGGTCAGACGTTAAAGGAGCAGGGCTTGGACACGTCGAATTGGGAGTTGGCAAAGCAGTTAAATTTGAACTAATTGCCTTTTTCAATTGGTCGAGCGTTCCACAACACTGTGGCCCTACGCCGGGGCCGGGTACGCCATCAGAACGGGTCGCGCACTTGATTGTTGAGTCGCATTTTGAAGGATCAAGAGGGTTGCCGCTACTGTCAACTGGTACAAACGGTAACGGGTAAATTGGATTGGGAGGGTCATATGCATTTGCGGGATTAGGCGTGCCAGACGGTGTCGGACTTATTGGCGGAGCGGCTGCCCCGGAACCTAAAGTATACCCTTCATATGTTCGAACAGCGTGATGAAAAAATGGCATCGACATTATTTGTTTATATTTTAAAAATAAATAAATTTTTATTTTGCTTTCGATTTCATGTAAAAATAAATTGCAATCGCGGCGCCGACGACAACAACCGCTCCTATTATGATCACTGTATTTGATGATAAGGGCGACGACGATGCAGGAGTAGTTGACGAATTTGATTTACTGCTAACAGACGATGTAGGAGTTGGCAACTGCGTAGCGGCGGAAGAAGTGGCGGCAGGGGTAGTGCCGGCAGGAGTAGTGGTGGCAGGAGTAGTGGTGGCAGGTGTGGTGGCAGGGGTGGTGGCAGGGGTGGTGGTGGCAGGGGTGGTGGTGGCAGGGGTGGCACATGTGCCTAAATTGCATCCGACAGTTTGCACGGTTGTCCCTGTTACACCACCATACCGAGCCGGAACGTTGATGGATCGAGTTTGTTGTTTTGTTCCTGAACCGCATGTTGCTGAACACGGTCCTGAATCCGTCCACTCCCCCATCGCAGCATCAAATTTGGCAGGTGTGCATGGTCGAGTTTCTGTTATGTTTCCACTTGAATCTGGTTTGACACATTCTAGTCCTCCAAGTGCTTGTTTAACTATTTTTTTAGTGGCCGTTTGAGTTCCACTGTAAGTACCGTCACTATTTGGATTCTGATTTCCTACACACTCAATGTTCGACCAATCAATAGGACTATATGAACAATCAACGGGATCGACACCGCATAACTGAGTAACGGTGCCATTAGTTTGATTTATGTTTCCGCCAGCAATAGTAACGTTGGTACAAGTAATAATTTTTATATCCCCAGGGCATTCATTTTTTTTAGTTTTGACGTAAAGCGCGTCAGTTGCAAATGTTGAAATAAATGAATCTTTATCGCTTCCAACAGTTGCGACCAGTGATCCAACCGAATTTCTAGCTGAACATGAACAATTTTCACTAAGAGTTCCATAATTAGCATAATCGAACGGAATATTAATCTGACCACCAGAAGCATAATTAACACATTCTCTATTGTATAGTAAATTACACGCGACATCACCATAGTTTCTATGACAGTCACCCGGAAGGGAATCATAGTGTGTAGCAAGATTATTCCATCTAAATTGTTGAAAGTTAGTTGTAGATGTTGCAATTGGGTTTAATATTCCATTATTTACAGGATTTTGTGTTTTATCTGCCATAATCTCACAATATTTTTGAGGAAGAGGATCTGATAAACGTGTTGCTTGGTCTGATATCGCTGCATAATATTTTTTAAAAGCAATGGAATGGATTGGATTATATAATACGTAATAGATTTGATTATTGGCACTCGATAAAACAAGGTCTCTCATTAAAATCCATTTCCCATTACTACTTACAACTATATCGTTACGTTTTCCAAAAGGAATATTTTGGCTGGTGTTGCCGTTTGACCATCCATGTGCGGGTGTAAGTGGGTTATTCCATGTATATGGTGTATTATTTGATGTTGTATGAAGATTTCCATAATCGTCAAATTCTAATTTTCCTACAAAATTGTTATAAATTAAATTACCAGTTAGAGTTGTGTTAGGAGTAGGTGTGTCGCCTGAAAATGTCGCTACGACAAAAAAGGAGCCGTCATTAGTAACTAAGTCACTATCATACCCTCCGTATTGAGTACCTGTCATGTTTCTATCGGTGTTGACTTTTTTCCATAGCAAAGAGTTATAGTTTCCGGGCGTAACAGGTTTTCCAATTGCTGTTGCATTTGCCGGAGATTGGTTTAATGCATTTAAAAATACATCTTTATAGTCTATCATATTTCTTTTCTTCTTAATAAAAAAAAATAATAAATAAATGAAACTAGTTTTTATTGTACTTGTTATCACAATTTTTGTAGTGGGCTATTATTTTTATAAGAAGTCACAAATTAATTCTGTTCCTAATATTCCTAGTATTTCTAGTATTCCTAGTATTTCTAGTATTCCTAGTATTACTAAGTCTGTTATCATAACTTCTGCTCCATACACGATACCAGCCTCTATTACAGTAACACCTGCGACAACAATCTTTCCTTTAACAGAACAAGCTATTCTTCTTAATTTTAGGTCGTCTTCATATAAAACATCTGCTAGTCAAACAATTTTTAACAATTTATTTGAGAAACGTCGACTCTCTGCTGATCCCAACTCTATAATTCTTAGTCTTATGTATACAGATCGTAAAAATATCACTACCCCGTCGTTAGGATGTTATGCTGTTTATACCAATGTTTTTAGATATAGTTATTCAAATGGTATAGATATCGATAAATCAAATCCTCCCCAAATTATAAATCCATATCTATCAGTATATGATATTATCGGCGCTTATTTCTTTACTATGTTGGCCGCTATGAATCTTTCAATCTCCTACTATGACAGTATTAAAAAACTCGTAATCACCCCAGAAGTGTTTGAAGCAGTAACAACAGACTGGTATCAAGGCCACGACAATCCAAGCGATCCTTATAAGTTTTTCGCTGGTAGTATGATGCCTATGCTACTAGATGACTTTGTTCCTCGAATATCTCGGTTTTTCTTTGCCAATTATAAAAATAATTTTAATGGATATTATAATGACAGAATTAAAAATTGTACGTAAAAATGATTTTAATCTTATGTTTAATGATAATTATGAAAACTATGAACGTTCTTCGTTTTGATGGCGGTAGTAACCCCAACCCTGGTAGATGCGCAGGAGCTTACGTGTTATACGATAACAACTCAGATAAAATCGCCGAAGGTGGGCAATATATTGAACACGGCACAAACAACATCGGAGAATATACGGGTCTAGTCATTGGGTTACAGAGATGTGTTGAATTAGGTATATCAAACCTTCGTGTAGAAGGCGATTCGCTTCTTGTCATTTCACAAGTAACTGGAAAATGGAAAGTTAAGCACGAAGGTCTTAAACCTCTTCACGCCAAGGCAACCGAGTTATCTAAAAAAATAATGACTATTGAGTTCGGGCATATTAGACGTGAATACAATTCATATGCAGACTCGCTATCTGATAAAACATTAGAAATAAAAATGAATTGGGAATTATAAGATTACGTAAATCTTATAATTTACAAAATCTACAAATGGCTGTCCGTCTTATTTCTGTTGAGGGAAACATTGGGTCCGGTAAAAGCACATTTTTGGAACATCTTCGGGTAAAATACGCCAATCACCCGAATGTTGTCTTTGCACCTGAACCTGTGTCTATTTGGGAAAGCATTAAGGACGTGGGCGGTGTATCTATCTTAGAAAAATTCTACCAAGATCAAGAAACCTATGCGTTCCCATTCCAAATGATGGCCTACATCTCCCGTCTGTCAATTTTGCGAAAACTGGTTCGCGAACGGCAGCCAGACACCCCTCTATTCATTATCACAGAACGCAGTCTTCATACGGACAAGCACATTTTCGCAAAGATGCTGTATGATCAAGGCAAGATTAACGATATCAATTACCAGATTTATCTGAAATGGTTTCATGAATTCGCCGACGACATTCCTGTGACTCATTGTGTGTATTTGAAATCTGACCCTGATGTGTGTTATAACCGTGTAGGTCTACGGGCAAGACTAGGCGAAGACGTCATTCCGCTATCATATCTTGAATCTTGTCACGCCTATCATGAGGAGTATATCAGTATGTATCCTGATCGTATCGTCATGGATGCGAATACAAACTTGAATGTCAATCCAGATGTGATTCATACGTGGCTAGAACAATTTGACGGTATTGTAAACCAAAAAGAATAATAATATATATAATAAATATATTATTAAGATGAATCGATTTCTGATTTCTGGATCATCATTTATTGATCCTATTCGAAATGTGCATTCTACAAATATGGTATCTATTGCGTCATTATTATCTTCAGGCAAACATATAAAACAAATTTATCGTTTAGTCTCTGAAAAGCCAAAAAGACAATACAATCTTATAGTATCGCGTATTTCAAAGGAGAATATCGATCAACTATCAATCAAAAAACCTCATCCCCAGCACAAACATATGATGAGTATCCATTCTAGTACTACTACCTCATTTCAAAAAGTTGATCTTCGATCTAAATTCCCTCCTCCATTTGACCAAGGTTCACTTGGATCGTGTACCGCCAATGCATTATGCGGTGTGATTGCGTACGATATGCCAGGTTTTATTGGTTCTAGGTTGTTTCTATACTATAACGAGAGATACATAGAAAAAGATGTGAAAGATGATGGCGGCGCAATGTTATCCGATGGCGTTGAGTCGTTAAAAATATATGGCATATGCCCGGAAAGTGATTGGAAATATGATATTTCTAAATTTTCGGTAAAGCCGTCGAAAAAATGTTACCAGGATGCTGTTTCTCATCACTCTGTTAATGTAAAAAATATAAATAATACTATGAAAGACATGAAGAATGCGTTAAGTAATGGTTACCCTTTTGTTGTTGGAATCACGATTTACGAATCATTCGAAAGCGATGAAGTTGCCAAAACGGGAATGGTGCCTATGCCGTCTTCGTCAGAAACGTGCAATGGGGGTCACGCGGTTGTCTGTGTTGGATACGACGACGAGAAACAAGTCTGGATCATGCGAAATTCATGGGGGAGCAAATGGGGCGATGGAGGTTATTTCTATCTTCCATACGCGTATCTATTATCTGATGATCTTGCTACAGATCTTTGGTGTGTTACTAAAATGGAGTGAAAATTTAGTTATTTTAAGATAACTAAATTTATGATAAATCTTCTTCTGTCAGGAGAAGGATATCGCCCTTCTCGACTTGGTCTTCGTACGTCATGCTTCTTCGGCCTTTCCAAACGCCTCCGCGTTCCGGTTCTCCCCACAATTTGGTGTAGTATTCTTTTACCTCGCTCTTAGTCGGAAGTTGTTGCCCGGGCACACTCTCTTTGAACCACTCTTTGAATGATGTGTACAGCTCTGCAAGATTGATACGAGCGTTTGTGGCCGTGATGATACGTTCGTCGACAAACTGGCGATACGTATCGTTCTTCTTTCGATAGCCGTCTGTTGCCAGTGTAACTTTCGCGGGATCTACCAGTTTGACGCCCTTCTTTCGGTGGTTCAAGAGAACCCATGCAAATGGTTTGATAAGAGATGGGATCTTCTCGGCGAAGAATGGATCCTTGGGGAACACCTTTGTACGAAGTTGTTCGTCGTAGTCGGCCGGGGCGTCACTAGAAAAGGTGCTTTCAAACGGAATGACACGGATACGATTCCAAGTCGCCTTGTCGCTATAAGGGATGCTTGGCGGGTCATTGCAAATAACCGTGAGTTTGAACATAGGCTCGATTTCGCCACCTGCCTGAAAGAGGCCGCGTGCAAAGAAACTATCATTGCCCGATAATTCTTTGAGAATACCAATATTAATGATATCTTTCTTGTCGGGCTCTTGTAAAATTGCCCATCTCACACCGTTTCCCGCGCGAACCAGTTCAGGGCAAGCGGCGCTGCTTTGTGTTCTCTTACCAACAATCAACGATGTAGGAAGCTTTACGGCATATTCACCGAGCATTTTTTCAAAGAAGAGTTCCGTAACACTCTTGCCGTTATCTCCTTCACCGCTCCAAAAGTATACGTGTTTCTTTCGATTTCCGCCGACGAATACTTCCGATGCAACATCCATAAAATAGTCGCGTACTTCTCGGTCCGGGAAAATCTTCTCAAAAAAGGTATACACCTCTTGAACCAGTTTATCGCTTTCTTGGTATTCAGAGTATTCGATTGGCATCTGCAATGACAGATAGTCTTCTGGAATACCTGGGCGAAACATATTCGCCTTCAAGTCGTAGACGCCGTTACGAAAAGCGATTAGCCACGGATTCTTGTCTAGCTGTTTTAGGAAATTCTCATTGTAAAAAACCTCTTTGCATTCTTTCATGACATTGCTTTTAAACGGGGACTGTTTTAAATTATTAACCATCTTCTGGACTTGCTTTTGTTGGGCGGCATACATGTCTTTATCACCATCAGGGCATCCAGACATTCTTCCAAAAATTTCTTTGCCCTTATCTGAAAACGTAGTTACAAACTCTTCTGATAGTTTTTGGCGAAGGAAAACGCCTTCTTCAATTCGTTTCCATTTATGGGCATCGTATTGATACCATAGATTTTGTACAATGCTAGCACAAACAAATTCATTTCCGTACCTTTCGAAACATGCTTTTGCGAGATCATGGTGACTTCCGGTTAACGATTGATTGATGTATTCGTCTGAATACGATCTGACAATCTTTTCGTATTCTATCCGATTGTCTTCTTTCGCAAAGTGGGCGAGCGTTCCAATCGTCATATTTCGGTGTTCCATTTTCGACCACGTTGCCATACAATGCGCTTCGTCGAATTTCTCGCCACATCGCGTCGAAAATTCAAGCCACATCATCATTCCATCTTCGGAACCGTTAGAAATGTTATAGAGCGCCCAGCCGATTTGCATCCAGTCGCTATAAGACTCGGCTCGGTGATCAGACATGATAGTTATAAACTTCTTCGCCTTTTCCATAGTTTCCGTCATATTCTTGACCACATAATCGCGCTTTACTTTTTCCGGTCCTACGCTGATTTTAATCATGCTTGGCAGGTTTGGTTTAATCTCGCACACCGGTCTGCACCATGGAATAACGCTAAGAATGCGAGGTAGAAAAAAGTCAAACCGCCCATTGATTGGAATTTCAATTTCGTCGGCGTCAAAGATTTTGTAGTCGGCAAGCGCTTGTTTGATTCCAATTTCTTCTCGATCTTGGTCAAGAATTCGAGTAAGAACATAAGGATCCATGCGTTCACCTTTCCGGCTCCCGTATAGCAACCAGGGATTTCGCGTATAGCAAGCGTCGATCAGATCGCCTGACTTTCCGACGTCAAGATTCTTAAAAACGTTGCTTTTATCAATCAGCTTTTTGACACGAGGGACAAGATGGGCTTCGTGATCGTTTTTAGATAAAAAAGTATAAGGAAAATGAAGATGAAATCCGTTCTTAATGAATTCATTGTCTCCTGATTCGATTTTATAAGCCGGTTTTTCAAGAACAAAACAGATCAAATGCGTTGGTTGGCAGTCAGTGATGATGTTTTTGAGTGTTTCTTGGTAGTCGCGTACGATGCTGTCAATCTGATGATCTGTGTATAGTTTGGTGGTGTCTTTATCTTCCGAGTATGGAAGTTTGATATCGACATCGACCAGGACTGGAATGTAGGTTTGGAGTTTCTCGGCAATTCCATATATCGCCTTCTCTTCGTTTTCAATAATATCAGAGCAATAATTTTCCCAAAAATTCTCCATATTATTTCTGCTAATCTGAAATTTTCCCAGAGGCTGCACCATACTCACGTGAGTATGATAGTCCCCGTGAACTTTTGTATTTTCTAAAATATCCAAAACACTATCCATTTCTATATACTTTAATTTTATAATTAAAATAACAATTTTTGGATCAATTTTAAAAAAAAATAACATTTCAAAGACTTAAAGAGATGTGCATTACGTATAACTAATAACCCAATGGAAAATCAAGAGCATCCCGAAACATCCGAAAATTCAGTAAAACCGCAAACGCCGCCTACGAGTGTAGAAGAAGACGATTATTCTGACATGCCAGAATTGGTAAGTGATAATGAGGATACCCGTAAATACGCAGAAATCTGCGAGTCTATTAATTATATTAAAGATTCTTTCCCATCGCCAATTCATAACGATAATAATAACGATACAAGTGATTCCGAAGATGAGACGGTCGAATGTGATGAGAATAAAGATGATGACAATGAAGATGAATGCGACGAAATTGAACCGGTTTTTGTGCTTTCTGATGAGAAATCGCCTATTCGGTACTCTGACCAATTTCAGACTCTTAGTTTGTTTCGAGATACTCTTGTCAAAAAAGAAACTTCTAAGTTTGTCGGAAGTGGAAAAATTTACGTGTCTCATAATTCCGACGATATTACAGACACCACGTCCCTTTCTTACATGGATCGCAATCTCTTATGGAATACCGAACGTTTGTTAAAAACTTTTACGATTCATCGTATTAATAAAATTTAATTTTTTTTTATTTTAATATAAAATGACTGAATACATTCAACGAACAGTTTGCAATTATAACTCGCTAGGTAACTATTATTTTGGTTCGCTAGGATGCGGTGCAGTCGCTCCTTACGCTTCTCCCAATCTTCCCGGTATTAACATCGTGCCCGTGTTCAAGGGCGTTTCGTACCAAGTCCCTAACTACAATTCCCTGTCGCACGGCTCGTGCATTAACTACGTTGACGTAAACAAGGCCTACATGGATAAGGACTGTGTGCAATACGTTGACCGCCCATGCTCGACCGGTGTCGTAGGACCTGTCGGAACAGCCGCTCCTACTCGCGGGCCATATGGCCCGTCTGGCCCAACTGGACCGATGATGCGCCGTTAAATTTTTATTAAAATAATAAAAATTAAATTAAATAACGCGTTTGACAGTTACGATCACATTGGTAAAAGACGGGTTACCAAATATAAGACTTCCAACCGTCAACCATTGAGTTTCTGTATCATAAGATAACGGTGTCGCCCCTTGCGGAGTAATTGCAGACGATTCGTTAGATAGCCAATAGCCAGCGCCTGTTGAGATTGCGCATGTATCACCTACTTCTACCCGAATTTTCTTGGCATTTCTATAATTAAAAATTGTGATTTTTCCAATTGGATCGTATCCATAACCGCCTCCAACTAGATCGAAACTAAACGTATTACCTTGATTATATTTACCTGATAACGTGTTTACAAATGACATACCACTAAGCATACTTTGAGCAAAGTTTGTATAGAGATTGTTATAATTAGAATAATTAGGGAGAAAATTCATATCGTTATTTGATGCCGTTGAACCAGACGTGTTAAACGTAACTTCGTATACGGAATTTTCTACCATGTTTGTTCCAATATCAATTTGACTAAGAGGCGTCTCACTATAATAGGAATAATAGTGGGTTGTATTGTAATCAGATAATAATAATTCATTGCCTTGTCCAAAATTTCGTAGAATCTGGGGATTGGAATTATAGGTAAGTTCAGCCGTAGACGGCGAATACGACATTAGATACGGCTCAACAAAACATGGTTCTGATGGATTTGTATCACGAACTGGCGCAATCACACATGTTCCTTGTCCGTAATTGTTAAGATTAGAACCTGTCGCATTAATAACAATACTATTGTTGGATTGTCCACTGAAACCAGCACCATTTCCAATTGCAATAGCGCAATCTCCTTGTGTATATGATCCTGCGCCATTACCAATGGCAACAGCGCCTGTTCCTTGCCCGTAAGCTCCCGCGTAATTACCAAATGCCATTGAATAATTTCCTTGCTCTATCATTCCTGCTCCTTGTCCAACAGAAATAGCTGACATACCTTGGTTAGTTTGACCGGAGCTCACTCCAATTGCGATAGAACAACAATTCATACCGCCAGTTGCTCCCCCCTGATTTTCGGAGCCTGCCATAAAACCGAGTGCAATCGAACCAGGTGTTTGTAAGTTTGCACCGGCGCCTGGGCCAATTGCCACTGAAAAAAAACCTTGATTGGTTTCTCCGGCACCAGTGCCAATTGCAATTGAGCAGCATTGGTATGGACCAGACCCGCCATTTAATCCTTGATTATAAGAACCCGCGCCAGAGCCAATCGCAACCGAGGCGGGTCCTTGATTTTGATTTCCGGCTCCTGCGCCAATTGCAACAGCGACTGTTCCTTGGCTGTATGAACCGGCGGTGTTGCCGATAGCGACAGCGTTATCATACTGACTATTTTCGCCGGCGTGAGCGCCAATCGTGACATTGGAGTCGCCAACTGCAAATGTACTACCATTCCAGTAGAGATAATCTCCGTAGTTTGTTCCATTGGGAAGCTGATTGGTCAGATCATTTTTGGGTTTTAGAAAATTAATAAGTTCCGATGTAAATTGAGTATTCGAACCTACACGAAATGACATTTTATATTAATAAAAATAAAAAAAAAATCTTTAAATGTTATTTTAGTCGTCTAGGCATTCAAAACACGCCCACCACTTTTTAGGTCGCACAACTTCATGTAAGGGGTTGGATACGACATCCGTATATTCCATAAATAAATGATGGATTGCCGTCCACAACCGAAGATCTTGGATCATTAGGCCACCGCCGCCTCGTCTTGTTTGAGATTCCATATGATTAATATCACCAATGAAAACCCATGGATGGTTTACATCCATACTCACGGCATATTTTGAATGATCCTGTGTAGTTTGATATTTGTCGCCATTGGGCCATCTAATGGTCTTTACATTTTTTACCGTATCGGTTGAGGGCGATGACGGTTTTGCCCATGTTTCACATAGTACGGCTGATTTCATATGGTCATAAATACAGTCTTCGTATAAATCTTTTCTCCACGAACTTGATTTTGCGATATGAATAATTTTTGATGAAAAAGGGGATATACAGATATCTTTTTTAGAATGAATATTAATAAGAAACGATGGATTGGAAATTTTCGAATGAAAAATATGGGCTTCCATAATTGATAATTGGTCAATAATCGCACATAGTTTATCTTTTTCAAAATCAAATTCCATGTACACAAAAGATTGACCGTAAATAAGTTGGGGTGGTTCGATTTGCGACAATGAAGAGGACGAGGACGATACCGATGGATATTTGGGAACGGAATGTATCAGCCACCCAATTTTTTGGGTGTTCCATGCTACAACACCTTTCGAATGACCTTTTGAGGTCGCTTTCGAGTCACCTGGTTCCTCGTCATTATAGCAAATTATAGAGTGTTCGTTCAATACATTTTTCATTACACGTTCGATCCAATGATTGATATCGTCTCCCATTTCTAATTCTTTTTTACTACCTACATCCATCCAGCAGTATGATGTACCGTTTGGCTTTTTCAATGCAATAGAAAGAAACATGTATATAAATTATTATAAAAAAGATTGACATATCGTAAATCATTTTTATGATAATTTATAATACAATATCATTTATTTTTTTCCTTAAATGATAAATAAAATGCACAGCGCCATTACTGTTTTGGTGATTGTATTATGTGTTTTTATCGCTGGATTGATACTTAATAAATATACATTGGAAAACTTTTTTGATTATTCAAAGTTCGAAATAAAAGAAGGGGAACATCGTATTAATAAATTTTATCCAAAGAGAGATTTTGGAAGCTTGTATTCACAAAAAATTCCTCTAAAAATCCATCAAACCTATTTCACTACAACCCTAAACACAAATATGTACCAAGCGTGTATGACTATCCGTCATATGAACCCCGAGTACGACTACTACTTTTACGACGATACAGATTGTAAGGATTATATTGCAAACCATTTTCCGAAAGAGTACTTGAAAGCCTATAACTCTGTTATTCCAGGTGCTTATAAAGCCGATTTATTTCGGTATCTTGTATTGTACCGTGAAGGCGGCGTATACATGGACTGCAAGTCGTCTACTATTAAACCGCTACGCGATTTTATAGACACTACATCTACGTTTGCCGTTTTTCGCGACAGACCAATTGGAGCTATTCTCAATTCGTTTATGGCATGCACACCAGAACACCCTATTTTACGAATTGTAATTGACATGACTATACACAATATTCTAAACAAACAATACGGGGAAAATTCACTTGACATTACAGGTCCGCAAGTTTTAGGCAGGGCTTTTAATAAATATATTAATCGACTCGAACTAACCGATATTACACCAGGTGTATACCAATCAGATTTGCAAGTTATAGGCTCATTCTATGTATTAGGAACAGGTGAGAAGGCATTTGAGGCACTTGTTGACAAAAGTCTTCAACCGTTAGTGTCGAAAAATACTTCCAATTACTATAATAATCCTCGTCGTATTTGCTATCAAACGATGTGGGATAAACGAGAAGTTTTCAATCGAACCTTCTATTATTAAATTAATTTTATCAAAAAATTAATATCTTTAGAATCTTTAATGCTCATTCTTATTGTAAACGTTTAATACCGTAGCTGATGGTTCTGATCCTACATTGCACCATCGAGGCAACCACAACGGAATCGTAGGTTTATAATCTTTAAAATACTTGTAAAAGAGTGTTTTGTAGTAGTTACTCTCGGTGGTTCCGCCGTAATCGGTTATATCATTCTTATCATTCTTATCATTCTTAACGTATTCGTGGATCCATTGATACCATGGTTTTTCACTGCTACTTACAGCGTCTGAAAACGCTGCTTTTCGTCTCCATGCAACTGGGTCGGGTAAATCAGTTGAGAATGCCTCTCTCAAAATAGTTTTCTCGAAAATAGTTGATTCGTGTGTCGAAGGAATCTTATAAGACGGATCCATTGCGACAACAAAATCAACTAAATCTTTATCCAAAAATGGTTCGCGAAATTCCAATCCATTGCCGGCCGTGCATCGATCGGCGCGAAGAACATCGTATTGATATAGTTCATTCACCAATCGAAGTGAGTCTGTGTGAGCCTCTTGTGCATTTGGAGCATTGTGAAAATAAAGGTAACCACAAAATAATTCGTCGCTGCCTTCGCCTGAAAAAATAACTTTATCCGGAAAATTCTTATTAATCCATTCACACAATAAATACATAGGAGTGCTTGCGCGAATGGTAGTTGTATCGTATGTCTCTGTTGCTTTGACAACGTCTTCTATACGTTGAAGGGCGTCTTCATATTTAATCAGATATTCTTGATGGTCGGATTGAATATGAGCGGCAACTTGTCTTGCGTAAATGATATCCGTTGAGTCGGGAAACCCAACCGAAAAAGTTCGAAGTTTCTTTCCGTTTTTTTGCATTTCGTTTGCTAGGATGGATGCGATAATCGACGAATCAAGCCCGCCCGATAAAAGACAACCAATGTCTCTATCAGACGTCATTCGTTTTTGGACGGCTCGAATTAATAACCGACGAATTGTTTCACGTGACTCTTCGTATGATACACTCGATACACTCGATACATTCAATACACTCGATACATTCGATACCGACTGAAAAATGTATGTATCATATTCATATGTTACAATTGAACCGGGTTTAAGCTGCTGAATATTTGGCAATGATAATCCGTCAAGTGCTTTGGCTTCACTGGCAGCCGCGAAAAACATATCACTCTCGCCGTAAAAAACAGGTTTAACACCAATTCGGTCACGTGCAAGAGAGACAGTTTTGGCAGTTGTATTAATATGAGCAATGGCAAATACTCCGTCCAATAGTTGGACAGTTTTTTCAATTCCGTAATGGGAAATCATATGAGGAAGAACTTCACAGTCAGATTTACTTTTTAGGATATTTAGATACTCGCTTTTCAAGTCATCGTAATTATAGATCTCTCCGTTGCACATTGTAAAGCTCTCTCCAAGTTGAAACGGCTGCATGCCGTTACTTGAAGTATCATTGATTGCAAGACGTTGAAACCCGATTATGCAGTTTCCAACAATAGTTAGGGCATACTGATCGGGTCCGCGGCGCTTTAATAACTTAAAATTGGATAAAATACGACGAATCGATTCATCCGTAAAAATACCCGTTTTGGAACAAATAAAAAAAATTCCACACATTTCAGTTGTTTTTATAAAATTATAATGCTATAAATATTAGATTTTTTTTTCGTTATATAAATGTATAAGAAATGGTTATGGGCTGCAATTGCCATAATCATTATAACAGTTCTGTTTTTCTTTCTAAGATCTAGACGTTCTCACGAACATTCTAGTAAGTCGTCTAAACCTAAAAAAGATAGCGTCAAAATTATTCTTGATTCAGTTGATCGCGGCACTCTTGAAAAATGGGAGGCCGTGTCTTCATCCCCGCCATCCCCGCCGTCTACGACTATTGCAAAAAGACTCGCTGGGACAGTTACGGATCAGACTGGCACACTAGTTAATGTATATGATTCGGATACAGTTGATGTACAATCAGGGTTGACGTATTTACAAGAATCAAAAAACTTAATAGGGTCACCTTCAACTGCCACATCTCCATCAACCGGCCAAGAATCTTTACTAGAGTTATATAAAAATATTATGGGTAAAGATCCAGTTTTATGTTTTAGACTTCAACCAGTATCAACACGTTTTGAAATGTATGGAAATACATCAGGAAACGGAACTGTTGTTCCATTTATTAATAAATTCCAACAAAATATGAATATCTTGAATGATTTAATAATATACCTACTCACTCCAATCAATCAGACACCATTGCAATATGGAAGTGATATGTTTAGAAATCTTGGAGCCATCATGCTCGCCCAGATATTCACACTTAATAACGCAGTCGCTCCAAATACATATGCAATAACGCGAACAAAAAATCAAAATGGACTTGATGTTTCCGTTACTTTTTCGATGAATAGCAATCACAATTTGGTCGGATTGAATAGTAGCGGTAATATAACAACAAAGATGCTTAATCCACTACCGCCATCTCCGCCTAATTGGACTAAAGTATTTTCAAAACAAAATCAACAAGTACAATCGACAATGAATGCAGCTAAACAGTATCTCGAAAATATTGCACGCTCGTCAAATTCAACAACGATTGGCGGAACGCCAGACGGAGCTGCGGCAGAGGCAATGTCAAATATTCTAAATACAAAAACAAGTTCTGTCGTTCTAATTGAAGATCTTGGCCGAATATTATTGCTATCTGCGTATTACGGGCCATTTTACAATACCGACGGTGTTAATCCCACTAATGTATATCCATGTGGTCAGTGAATTATATAATTTTAGAATCATAAAATTATAAACGTCGAATTGAAAAAACTGCATTTATTTGCAATGTGCCAATCGGTCGATAAGGGCTGAGGATATCTTCATCGACAGGTAAAAATTGAGTTCCATCTGGTAAATATACGGAGAATCTTATTGAATCGTTTGGCTTAAATTTAACGGTCTGTGTCATATTTCCACCGTCCAGTTTCACAAAGGTACTTATAATAGGCTGTACGACATCGGTTACGGCAGCGATGAATAACGCTTTCCCGCTTTCAGGATTATTACTATAAATAATATTTTGAGAAGCGCCAGATGGCGATGTTGTATTGGCGAACTCGACATAAACATAGGGATAAAATGCAATACGCGAACCTGTTGTAAGAGAGACATTGGGAAGAGTTAAATTGATAAGTGCGATCTCGTAACACACTGTTTGATTCTGTGAAACAACACTGCCACTGTAATTTAACGGCGAATAATTGTCATTGGTAAAACTAACGATATTGATCGTATCGCCTTTTAGAACAACTGTGCCCGGTGGATTAACAATTGGATTTGAGGAAGGATATGTAGGATAATTGGTAACATTTCCTGACATGTCGTAATAACATAACGCCTGTCTAGTTGCGCCAGTGTAAGAAACGACATAGTATGTTCCGTAAATAGGTTTAAATGTACTCTGAAATAAGTTATATTCTTGATAAGGAAGATTAGTTGTAAAGTAAATGTACTTACCAGTGTAAAAATTATCCTGTGCGCTTGATTCAAGCGGCAGTGTAATTAAAAGAAGTCCGGGTTGTCCAATATCGGGGTTCGTATTAACTACTGTTGGTGTCGAAAGCGTCCATTTTTCAAGAGGAAGACTTTGGCGCAATGTATATGAATCGGTTACATTCCAGTCCGATGGCATATCTGAATCGTAGTAGGCGTATCGTATAGTCTGGTCATAGTACTTAATTTGGCGCGCTACAATTTTTGACCCGTAACTTAACGTCTCGTCCATAACATAATAGCCGGTGTAGGCTTGATCATATTCTATTATATGATTTTCGTATACATCGACCGCCGGTAAATGAACAAACCCTACCGTACTCATATCGAATATAATATAAGACTGACCCGAATTTGTGACTCCATTGAATGATACGTCAGGTAATACAGCTACATTTGACGGATTATAAGATGTAATAATACGAGTTTGTAATTCTAGCGCAGTTTGCACCATCATATGATAGCCAACATAAAAGTTAGGCAGACTGGGCTGCGGGTGTGTGTTGGAGACTTCCAATAAAGGTGACGAATCCTTTGATCCCGTCTTCAACGAACCGGTATCAATCACAATTCCGCCATTCCATGTATAATAAATGGCGCCGTTAACAAGTGGATCAGTTGCCTGTGATCCGTTTGCTAGTTGTTTTGTTGGTGAAAAGGGAATATCAAATGACGAAGGCAGCGGAAATTGATTACGGTTACGATGAGCACTGTAAATTTCGATATAACGAGTATTCATTTTATTATTATAATATTTTTAACTTTAAAAATATAATACCCCTTATTATAAAGATGTATAAAACATTCCAAAATATCGGCAATAATGTCGTACAGGAATCTTGTGGGCCATATTCGAGAGAACCGGCATCTTCTTACAAAGGAGGGTACACCGGACACACTGGACACCGAGATATATCAGTAAAAAATATACACTATACTAATTCGGGCAACGCTGTAAATTCTGGTCATTCGGGACATTCTGGACATTCTGGACACTTTATCAAACCAAGTAGTGATGCCGACCCACGTGTTATACGCGGATCACTGGGAGTCTATTCAGGAGACGAACCGTTACCTTTCAATAACGATAAGTTATATAATGTATCTGGATCCTATCGAGTTATGGAAGAAAGAGATAAGAGCGACGACCGAATTCATTTTATCAGTTCGCTCGGGCTTTACGCAATGCCTGATTATAAGCTGGAACCCAATCCGATCGGAGGCGCGCCCGGCTATCAGTATGTTCAAGACGGGCGTGTTGTAGACGCGCCGCGAGGAATTCGCATGATTCTTGATCAACCTGCGAAAGTAGGAGCTGTCAATATGGATCAGGTTAGCACGTTTGACAATAGTAATTACGGCGGGCGCTACAAAACGTATTCGGATATTAAGAATGGTCAAATTGCGTACTACATAAATGAAGATGTCGCTCAGCCTTTCTTTAACCCGGTTTACACGGTCTCTTCGTATGTTGATAAAACAATCAGAGTAGACCCGATGGATTCTGTCAAGCCGGAATACATCAGAAAACCAATTTCATCTACCATGCACTCCGTATCAAAAGATCAATCTACACGAGACGCCCTTTCTTTTCGAGAAGACTTAATGTCGCTTCAACAAAACTTATACAACCGCACAAGTTGGACGAATCGATGGATTAGTGCGTAGATCACGATATAATTTCATAGTCGTCACAACTTTTATAAATAAACATAAAATAGTTGATTAACTCTTGTACACTCGCGTCTTTTATGCTATAACACTTCATACGATGAAACTTGTGTGTTTCCAGCATTTTACACAGATCTTCATGGCTCATCTCATTATCTAGAACTAAAAAATCGTAAACGTTTTCACTATATATATTTTTCAGGTGTTCGAGATTTTGTAAAAACATAGTTGTTTTTATAATCGCAAACTGTTTTTTAACATCCGCATTTATAATTTTGTTAATATGTTTAGGCACAAAGTTTTCCTTCTTCCATATGGATACGTTCGGACTTCCGCCTTCATCAAACGCGTCGTTATTTTTCATATGTTCATTGATTTTATACGCATCAAAACACATCGGCTTTAAATGCTCACCACAAAGTCTGTTAATTTCAGAATTGCGTATGAGCGAAAAGTTGTTGCCCCCGTTATTCATATACTGGACGTACCCTAGTTTGTGTATTTTGGCCATTTTTGTGTTAACAGCCGTACGTAACAACAATTCGTAATCATCTGAAATCGGTAACATTTCAGAATAATTACCCATTTCTATTAGCGTATTTTTACGCCAAATACGGGGATGATTAGGCACGGAAACGATATGACCCAGCGTAATATTATTTATATTGGGAGTTGACGCGACATACACCCACCTCTCCTTGTACCACTGTAAATAATACCCCGCATACCCAAGCGAGAAACAATCGTTATATTTGTAATTAGAACCATCTTCGTAAATATTTGTGTAATCCATATAAATAAATCCAATATCTGGACTGTCTTCAAATACCTTTACAGAATCTTCTAGCACTTTTGGTAAAATCTCGTCGTCATGATCTAACTCGATCACATACTTTCCTCGGCATAATGAGACTACATCGTTTTTAACACTTCCTATCGAACCGTTATTGTCTGCGCCCTTGTATAATCTTACCCGCTTATCATTTTCAAATAACTCTGTCAAAAAACGGAAATGATTATTATACGTGTCGTCGGTAGGAGTATCGTCCAATATCACCCACTCCCAGTCTTTTAATGTCTGTTCTTTCACGCTGTTATAGGCTCTTTCTATTTTTTGGTATGAATTGTAGCAGGTCGTAAAAATTGAAAAAGTAGGCCGATTGCCTTTAATAACATTGTCGATATAACAATAGTTAACGCTTTTGTTAAACGTTTCGACATTTTCAATTCTATCAAAATGAAGCCATCGACGTAACATTCGAGGGGCAATGATATCGTTGACATCTTTTACGTATTCGGAAAAATGATTGCCAAATGTAATGAGTAAATGATAGTTGGCATCAAACAGTTCATTTAATTCTTGTTTATCATCAGTCGGATTGATAGTGCATAGCAGTTCATTCCTGTTTACTTTAAAAAAAGTGTCAATATCAGAATACTGATTGTACCTGAATAAAATTATATTTGGATATTTCATTTTTTAATAAAATTTTTAATTTTAAATTATAAATAAAATGTCTTCTTCGTCTAACGAAATTACGATCCAATCGTTATTTATCGGAATTAGCGTATGTCTAGTTATTCTGTATCTAATGATTACATACACGTCCAATTCTCATCACAAACAGCATCCCCATCTCTGTCAATGCTCTCAATGCTCTCAACAACATCCCCATCTCTGTCAATGCTCTCAATGCTCTCAACGCTCTCAGCATCCCAATTATCAATATTCTAAATATTCTATTCATTATGATCAAGATATCAACGAAGGTTTTCCAATTGGAACATTACCAACCAATAGTTGCAAATCCAAAGATTTTCCAAACGTGGCCGCGACTATGCCTGCCGCAACAGACACAACAGTTCTACCAACCGCAGATGCAGCTACTGTTGCTGCATATAAAACAGCTTTAGCTGCATACAATACGGCCTATACTAGTTACAATAATCTTTCAAGTTGTGCTCCATTATGCCCTGGAGGAACTGTTGATAACGGCAATTGTATATGTGCAACAGGAACACCATACGTAAACACTGACGGTAAGATATATTGTGTACCAGTTGATTTATCATCTGTTCCCAATACTATGTTTGATTCGGCAAATTCTAAGTTTTTATGCAAAACAGGATATTCGCAGAGCCAAATCGCTAGCGGAGATGCTACATGCTACAATGATAGCAATACATCCACATTGGCTGGATATATCACAGCGCTTAATAATGCAACTGCTGCGATTAGTTCAGCGAAAACATCGATTGTATCGGCATATGGTAAGAGCGGGTTATTCTACATTGCAGGACAAGCGGCCGCTCCGACAGGTCTTACGCAAATATCTGTATCTCAAAAAGTCGCTAGTACAGCGTTATGTGTATCCGGCGCTCCTGCAACCGCAACTGTTTTTGTTTACAATCCACAATCACAACAGTGTACTTATTATTCAGGTACACTTTCACTAGGAAGTTTGGCAGTTGGAACAAATACAGTTGGATCAACTACTCTTTAATTTTATTTCTTTTGTTTTCTATAAATAAAAGAAATGGTATCAAAAAATATAGTAATTGGAATTATTATAATTTTGTTAATTGGTTTAGGTATATTTATGTCATCAAAAACTTCAACTACACCCACGCCAAGTGCAACTACGCCCAGTTCAACTACACCAAGTGCAACTACGCCCAGCTCAATCAATCCCACTCCAACTACGCCCAGCTCAATCAATCCCACTGCAACTACGCCCAGCTCAACCGCTCCAAGTGCAACTACGCCGAGTGCGATCAATCCCAGTGCAACTACTCCCAGTGCGTCCAAAATAGTAGCCACATCATCTCCCGTGTCTGTAACTCCGTCACCTCTATTAAATTATATTGCAAAACTTAATGAAGAAACAGCTAGACTTACAGAGGCTATTAATAACGCAAAGATTGGGAATGCTTACGGTATCTATAATGGGTTTTACATAGCTGGGCAAGCTATCCCTCCATCGGGTATTACAAAAATTGGACAAGATGTTATTAAGGCAACAACAGCCGAATGCACAAATAATGTCCCATCAGGTACAAAGTTATTTATCTATAATCCTTCAACGATGACATGTAGCTACTATTCTTCGCCGCAGGCTATAAGTTTGTCAAGCCTACAGGTAGACCCTAATACTTCCATATCTACACAAAATCGAACAATTGGATCGACATCCCTTTAAAATATTTTACCTTGTACGCCAGTTGAAATACCATATTGCCGGCATCGATAATTATCATCACAGTTTTGGTAGTGAGTATTTTCAACCGGTGATCCGGTTACTTTATAATTTTGCCATGATTTTGTTTGAACTTCAGCGTTTGTAGCATCGGGCCAGTATGAAGGAGGCGGTGGTGATGCACCAGTTTGGTAACCTGTCCATACATTGTTGTACACGTCTCCTTTGCAACGTCTGCATGTTGTTAGTTGTAATTCAGAGTCGCTTTCACTGGTTGGAATCGTTTTGTATTGTTCATACTTTTCATACTGTTTATGTCTTCTGCGATTTGTGATAAATATCAAGATAAGTTCGGCCAAGATCACTAGAATAAGACATATAATAACTAGATTCATTTAATTTATATAAAAAAATAATAATTAATAAATTAAGATGTATGGAACAAATGGAAAACAGCGTATGCTTGCCACTCTCGATAACCGTAAATTTATTCAACTAAACTCGATGCTTTATGAAGCTCCCCCGAAGACAAATGAATATCAAGAAGAAACAATCGAACAAAAAATGCAGTACTCGTACGGCCAGCCCAACGAAATTATGAACGACGACGCTTCTTTTCGTTTTAAAGTTCCCACCAAAGAAATCAAAGAAAAATTCACATCACCAACGCCTTCATCCGGAAAAGAAGGTTCTGGCGCGTCATCTTCGTCTGATAGTTCAGATTCGAATTCGTCGTGCGGAATTTCCGACGACGGGTCCAACATCTGCGGCGGAACAAATTTGTTTCCCATTCTCGATCCCCGTTTCAATCTAAGAGAAGCAGCTAAAAACATGATTTTACTGGAAGACCATCTTTTCCACTACGGAAAACGATGCCACGATTGTATTTTAAAGCACTGCTTAACAGTCGAAGGGTTTCTAGAAGAAGGAATTACTTTGGATAAAAAACGCGAGTATTCTGATATCCTAAATTCGTCTCTTGACCAATTCCGTAAAATCCAGGAAATGCTTTATGAAAAAATTAAGACAAAAAATCTTACAGACGAGGAGTGTTGTGGTATTGCGCAATCTATACGGGTAATTAGAAAACCGCTATGTCAAAAATATGCAACATTCTTAAAATAAAATATTATAATAAATGAGTTCCCAGAAAATCAAAAAAGGAAAGGATGGAACCATAACTTATCATAAGAGAGGAAAACTAGATGTAGTCACAAAAACCTTCCGAAAAAACAAAAATCGAGATTCGGTTAAACAAGAAATCCATTTTATGAAAAAGGCTCATCGTCTGGGAGTGTCACCCAAAATATACGAGTTTGACGTTAATGTGGATAACCCCTATATTGTCATGGACGAACTTGGAAAGACACTTGTTAGCTATATAAATAAAACAGGAAAATTAAGCCAATCTCATCAACGTCAGATTATTTCCATACTTGAAAGACTTGACGACAATTGTATTTTTCATGGCGATGTTTCTCCTCTTAATTTTATGACAGGAAAAGGGGACGATTCAAACAATCTTTATATTATCGATTTTGGTATGGCAAAGAAAATGGACAAGCAGTTTATTGGGGAACACGGAAAAAATGCCAACGTTAAGTTAGGAATTACAGTTTTCATTTTAAAAATCAGAGAACAACTTCCGTCTTTTATGCCTGAATTACTGTTGAAAAAAGTCCACAGTACATTGAAATTATAAATTTATATAAAAATGAACTTATCTTTTTATATATCATTTAAGTGAATATTACAATATAAAGATAAGATGGACGCATTTGATACATTTGATATTTTTGAGGAGATTGAAAACGAGACTAAACGTGAGCACAAAGAACACGAATCTGAAATTTCTGTTTGCAGTCATTCAAACGTTGTAAACGAGTCTGGCACATTTTTGTGCAGCGACTGTGGTGTAGAATTGTCGAAAGTTATGTCTTACGAAAAAGATTGGCGATATTACGGCAGCGATGATACACGCAAAAATTCCGACCCCAATAGATGTCACATCAGAAAATTAGAAGACAAAAGTATTTTTAAAGATGTTGAAAATCTTGGGTTTTCAGAAAAAATCGTAACAATGGCCAATGATATCTATTCACAAGTCACAAATGGTAAGATTTACCGGGGAAATTCAAGAAAAGCTATCATTTTTGGGTGCATTTTTCATTCTATTAAATTAAATGGAAAAATGTATACATGCGAAAATTTGCGTGATATTTTTAAACTGGATCGTAAAATTATCTTGAAAGGATTGAAGCACGTTAATTTGAATGCCCCGAAAGAGAGTCAAATTCGCAACAAGACATCAAATTCTCTTGAAATGGTCGAGGAGTGTCTTCAAAAATTTGACATGTCAAATGAGGAAAAGAAAGAAATCTATGAACTATACGAGAAAATTAAAAATAAGAGCAGCATGATCAATCGTTCTCGTCCGCAAAGTGTAACTAGTTCGCTGATTTACTATTACATTTGTAAAAAACGAGGGTTTAATAACGTTAACATTAAAGATTTTGTAAAAAAAGTCAAACTCAGTGAACTGACCATTAACAAAATCGCCAAAGAAATTCATAAAATTTTCACACCGTAATAAGTTTTATTATAAAACTTATTCTTTATTTTTCCACATCTCGCTTAAACATTTTGTGATTTGTTTTGAATCGTAAGTAGGATTTTCGTCTCTCACTTTCTTACGATATTGTTTACAATACTCAGAAAATGTAATCTTATTATTTCCACTAGTTTTTTCGATATCTCTATCGCTACCTTCTGATAAGGAAGGCTTATTTTTATCATTCACGCGCTGTTTTCTTGGAATACCTTTGTTTAACACCAATTCTGTAACAACTGGTCTCAAAGACGCCTTAAATTCGTCAGACAGACGGATCCATAATCTTTCAACTTCAACAGACTCTGGCATTATTTTGTAAATATCTTTCATTTTTGTCTTCATATTTTGAAGTTCGGCCTCTGCCATATCAATCATCGTTTCGACATATTCCTTATGGGTGAACTTGGTCATGTTTAATTTTTTTTGAAACAAACGTGGCAAAAATCAATTTTATCAGACAGAATGTGGGCCTTTTGTAGAAGGCGCATCGCTTTCTCTTTCTTTTTGCATTTGCATTGCGCGCGACACGATATTGCCGCCTGATTTTACAGCTCGATCCGACGAACGGTCTGACGCGCGATCGGTTGTACGGTCTGGAACCGCATTAGATTGCGACGGTGGTATATGCATGTAAGTATTAATTGGTTCAAATTCGATAGGAGTAGATGTTGTAGAGGTATTGGGAGGAGGTTGAGACGCGATCTCGAACATATCATCGGAGACACGAAGTGGTTGAGTCTGTTGCATTTGAGGAAGTGGAGTCTGTTGCGTTTGAGGAATCTGAGTCTGTGGAATGTGCGTGGTCTGCGGAATTTGCGAACGAAGAAGCTGTTCTTTCTCCATTTTTTCTATATAATGATTGTAATGAGTATTTAGTATCGTAAACGCCCTTTCGCCTTCAAATGATTCGACATACCCTGTTCTTTCGTATACGCGAAAAATACATGGCACTTCTGTTACATTTAATTTGAGGTTAGAAATGACACGTTTGCGAGTCTCGTCGTTATCAACACATAACAAGGTGTGTTTAAAAGTTGGGACTTTCTCTAATATTTCTAAAAAGCTCGTACATACTTTTGAAAACTTACTATACATAACAACAGTGATGTGAGCGTCATCCAAATTAGCGAACATAATTTTTAATAGAATGTAACTATTTAAATATTTATATAATAATAAAATGTCGAGTGCATATACCTACATTGATGATACTCATGATTTACAACAATCATTAAAAACCTTATCTTCTACTACTCCCAATGCACAACAAGGATTTTCTGCCTATGACGATCGTCTAGACTTAAACCAATACGTTGGATGGAATACAATTTCGGACTGGAATCCGTTGACACAAAAGTTGTTTACAAAAACAACAGTTAATATGATCGCTCAAAAAGTCGCCGACTATCTGACAGGGGTTGACGCAAATGGTAGACGAATCATACCGTCCGAACGCGTTGTCATATCAGCGCTTTTTGGAATTTTTAAAGAACACGTCCCGAGAACCGGTGATATCTACGGCAAATTTTTGGTAGTTGACGACAGTAAACGCAACGATTATGCATACATCGTCGATAAGACCATATCACTTCTAGTACAGGGTATTAGAGATGATCTTGGTATGGCCGAACAAAACCAAAAATTGACAATTTGGACAACCGTATTAGGCGACTTTAACGAACACGGCCTGCGGCAGCATCCGCCTCTTAAAATCAATAACGGAAAGAGACCGGACCCAATGTTGTTCCATATGAGATATTAGAAATATTAGAAATATTAGAAATATTAGAAATATTAGAGAAATAAAAAATTTGTATAATTTTTTATTTTAAGCTTTGCCAAGAGTGCTCTTTGCCATGTTTCCACAGAAATTTTGAACTTCTTTTACAGGTCGTTCGGTTTTCATTCTGTTGAAATCGGAAATAATTCCGGAATCTTTGGTTGAGTCAACCAAGTTGGTGCAAAGGTCCATGTATTTAGAAGGGTCTTTTTCTTCTAGAATAGAAGTTGCGATAGATTTGGATTTTGACTCTTTCGACTTATCGTACAAAACATACGATCCTAGCATCACACCCAACCCGACAAATACACCACCAGCTATATAAAGTTTTTTACGCACGCTTTTCTGTTTGTCTGGGTTTATGTTTTTATAAGTTCCGCCAACGATAAATAGAATTATCCCAATTACAGTAAGTGCAATAAACGTAAATGGATTTAGTAGTAGATTAAATAACATTTATAATTAAGATTATAAAATAAATGAGTAAATTAAAAAACGCGATCAAGCGTTCGGAGTTATTGTTTGATGTTATTCAAAAATATTATGAAGAATATATCGTATTATGCCAGTCGTATCATTCAAAAGATGAGATCGAGTCTTTCTTACTAAGAAGAAACAACGCAATCGCCGCCTTTCTTTGAAAATGTAATTTAAACATATGTATATATATATAACGCGTACATCGTATAATGGTTATTATTACTCCCTTCCAAGGAGTAGAACTGGGTTCGATTCCCAGTGTACGCATTTTAACTTTGCGATATTCACGTAGATAAATATCGCAAGGATAGCCAAGCCCGGTTAAGGCGGACGACTTAAGATCGTCTGAGAAATCATCGTGGGTTCGAATCCCACTCTTTGCAAATTTTTGATTTTTCTCAAAATCAAAATAATTACAGATAAATCTATAAAAATTTTTTATTATATATAAAATGCCACCAAAAGTAACCTATATTGAAGATTTACCAGAACTCGATAATTTTTTCGATCATAAGCAGCAAAGTATGCAAGGGTTTCCGCCTCGTATTAATCCCGATTTTTCATCGCAAATAAATAATGAAATGTCGGAACGAGATCGAACCATGAAACCAATGCAAGGTAAAATTAGACAATCATCGGATTTTCGGACAGCAATTAACGGCGGAGGTATGGGAGGAATGCCAGGTATGAGCGTTGGTGAAATTGTACAACAACCTTTCTATCCTTATAATCCACAACACCATAACCAACATAACCAACATAACCATCATAACCATAATAACCATCATCACCAACCACATGATGATTACTTACTTATTGAACCAAATGAAGACTATAAACTAGGCCCTCGTGCTCAGAATAATCAGAATATTCAGAATATTCAGAATAATCAAAATGATAATCAAAATTCTCATCGCGAAATTACATGCATTGAAATTGCAAAACATATAAAACACTGCCCAATTTGTTCTAAATTTTACGATACAGATAAATCGCTATACATCATTATTATCATCATATTAATCATTTTTTGCGCTCTTCTCCTTAAAAAGTTTCTATTTGTCAAAGAAACTTGATTTATTTCTGATTTTCATGCGCGATTTCATCATCGTTACTTTTTAAGCGAATAAATAGAATTAGCGTAAGAAGGCCGGTGAACGCGAACACATAATATGCATAATTTATCATTCGTTTTGGGATCCATCGTTCGACTAGATTATTTCCAGAAGGAACGAGGCCCCAATTTACGGAACCGAGAATTGTAATCAGTAGCATTAACGTAAAAATAACATTTGTTAGATTCATTTTTTATTAATTATATATAAATAAATAAAATGAGTAAAATTTTGACATCCTTTTTGACATTTCAACAGCAGATTCGAATTTATCATTGGAGTACAAAACGATATTCCCATCATATCGCATCGGGTGAATTATATGAAAAAGTAGACGATTTAATAGATCGTTTTATTGAAACACTGCAAGGAAAAATCGGTAGAATCGCCTACAAAAAACTAAGTATCAATTTACGCGCGTTGAACGAAAAAACAGTCATAAAAACAATGAACGCTTTTAAACTTTTCTTAGTAAGAGACTTAGAAAGATACTTGGATAATAACAATATGACTAACACTGATTTGATAAATATACGCGACGAAATACTAGGTTCAGTTAACCAGACACTTTATCTATTTACATTTCAATAAAAATGAATCAAAGTTATTTTGTAACAAAATAGGTTACAAAATATGAAACACTCTCAAATTACAGACTATTTTTTACCGGAGGTTGCTCCATTCAGACAAAAATCACGGAGAATTTCAAAAGATGTAGTTTTCAAACAAACTCAAATTGCCGACTATTTTTTACCAACCGTTGCACCAGTCAGAGAAAAAGTTAAGAAAATCGTAAAAGTTGTACGAACCAAACAGTCGCGTATTAATGACTATTTTTCATATTCCAAAAAAATTATAAAAGGGTATAACCCAGCCACGGGCAGTTGGCACTGTACTGTGTGCGGGGTAGATATGGGAGAGACAAATTCAAGACAGTTATGCTGCAAGTCGTATTGTCCATATGATGATTTTAATTATTAATATTCAAATATTCAAATATTCAAATATTTTTTAGTAAAAAATATTTAGGTCGCCTTACAATCCATATTTCATATAAGATTTAACTACCATAGTATGTTCTATGTCTGGATTCGATACTTTAAGAGGACACGTTCGTCCTACGTTCGTATTAACAGATACAGTTAAATGTGGAATGATACAACATTTTGAAGATACACTGGCAGTCGCCGGTGCAGTTACAGTTACTGCTGACATAGTTGTCTGACCTCCACACGTAGCAGTTATTGTGCTTTTTCCAGGTGACAAACCTTTCACAAGACCATTTAACGAAACCGATGCTATACTGCTATTCGAACTAGACCATTTAATTTGAGTATTTGATGAATTAGACGGTACAACAGCACATGTTAGCTGCGATGTCTGGTCAATAATAAGTGAAACAGAACCAGGCAATGATGTAATAGATGTTACCGCAACCGATGCTAAAATAACTTGTATATTTAATGATGACGTCTTCGAACCATCAACTGTCGTCGCTGCAATTATAGTATTGCCGGCTGAAAGAGCCTTAACAAGCCCGGACGCGGACACGCTTGCTACAACAGCGTTTGAACTGGACCATGTAACTGCCTTATTTGTCGCGTTTGCTGGTAAGACACCTGCACTAACTTGATATGTCTGATTTACAGATAGTGTTTTTGACGAAGATGGTGTGATACTAACCGAAGCGACCGGTACATTTACATTTACCGACACCGTAGCAATCTTTGAACCACTCACCGTTGTTGCCGTAATATTAGAGTTACCGGTCGAAAGGGCAGTTACAAGACCGGACGCGGACACGCTTGCTACAACAGCGTTTGAACTGGACCATGTAACTGCCTTATTTGTCGCGTTTGATGGTAAGACACCTGCACTAACTTGATATGTCTGATTTACAGATAGTGTTTTTGACGAAGATGGTGTGATACTAACCGACGCGACCGGTACATTTACATTTACCGACACCGTAGCAGTCTTTGAACCATCAACCGTTGTTGCCGTAATTGTGACCGTTCCAGCTGAAACAGCTGTAATAAGACCAGAGGAAGACACACTTGCTACAACAGCGTTTGAACTGGACCATGTAACTGCCTTATTTGTCGCGTTTGCCGGTAAGACAACTGCACTAACCTGATATGTCTGATTTACAGCTAGGGTTGTCGAAGATGGTGTGATACCAACTGACGCAACCGGTACATTTACGTTTATCGACATCGTAGCAGTCTTTGAACCATCAACCGTTGTTGCCGTAATTGTGACCGTTCCAGCTGAAACAGCTGTAATAAGACCAGATGAAGACACACTTGCATACATAGAGTTTGAACTAGACCACGTAACTGTAGTATTTGTAGCATTTGAGGGTAAGACAACCGCACTAGCCTGATATGTTTGGTTAACATTCAATGTAATAGAAGAAGTAGATAGACCGATCGATGAAACTGGAACGGTCGACAATGGAACAGTTACATTCGACGCTCCCTTAAATTCGCCGTCGATCGATGTAGCAATAATTGCCGTGCTTCCGGCGGCTAAACCTGTAACGAGACCAGAACTTGATACAGATGCTATAGATGAATTTAAACTTGACCATGTAATAGATTGATTTGTTGCATCAGAAGGTGACACGATAACGGACAATTGCTGTGTTTGTGAGACAGGTATCGTTGATGACGGCGGTGAAATACTCACGTTAGTAACATGGATAACTGGTAGGGCTGACGGCATCAACCATTGAGCCAGAGATGTTCCATTTATGCTTCCCAAACCTGTGCAATCATCGTAGCCCACTTTTGCCGAATACGAACCATTGCTGCCTGAAACAATATCATGAAAACACGTTCCATAAGGAGCAGTGTATAACAGTGGATTTATAAAAGTCGAGGCATTTATTGTTGCTAAATAACCGGCTATTAACGGTGCTACAAAACTTGTTCCTCCATAAACCGCATAACTTCCGCCTAACAAAATAGAAATACCTGTGTTGGGATCAGCGTTTAATGATATGTCAGGAATTTTACGATGATTGCCAGATAAAGATGACTGATACGATGGTTTACCGTATATTTTACTTATTCCTCCACCGCTACCAGACCACGTTGTTTCAATTGTTGAACCATCATATGTTAGTGATGGGCATTTCAAACTAGTTCCGCCACATGCGATAACATTGGGAGATGAACTTGGATAATTACAAGTAGTCGAATTGCCTGATCCATCCGATGATCCATTATCACCAGACGCTACACAAATGTTAATACCTTTTGCAGCAGCCGATGCAAGTGTTGTTTCCAATGTGCCATAACTATACATCTCAGACGCGGCCCATGATACTGACAATATAGTAGGTGTTAGAGATTGACCATTCACAGAGACTGGTGTAGTGATAGCAGAGTGGATAAGAGGTTGAAAATTATCTATTGCATTTGGAGCTAGATATAAAATAATAGTAAGATTAGGACTTGGACAACCGGCTCCAATCATTTCGACGTCCAGTGTATTCTCATCTGTTCCGCTATCAGATGGAGCGTTTACTGCTCCTAAAAGAGGCACAATTACCACGGTTGGGTGGTTGTTTGCGGGGATTCCGCATTTAGTCCAGTATGCCTGAACATCGCCATTAGTAAGAATACCACTTGGTGAGACCTTTCCGTATAAACCTCCTCCAAAAGATATTACACCTACTGTAACTTTGCGTGAAAGATATGGTGTAGGAAAATTATAAATAGACGTGATTTCGTTTGCGTAAAACCACGAACGATTTGAAGTTAATTGATTGAGTGACACTTCTGAATGTAATTTGGCGAATGTTCGTAATTTTATTTGTGGAGCCGCCATCATTTTGTGAGGCTGATGGAGCGTGTTAGACTGTGGAGGGTTTGGATGTGCCTGAGGAGCGTGGAAAATAACAGGCGCTGGAGCTGGTGGTTTCTGTTGATCAGAAGCGACTTGAATTTTTGCCTGTATTTTAGATTGAGGTTGATAAAATGTCGTTGGTTGAGGAGTTGAATTGGACTGTACATGTGCCTGAGGTGCAAAAAATTGTATAGGTTTTGGAGTATTAACAACCGGTTTAATTTTCGGCTCGGCAATCTTTTGTAAGGGTTTTTTTGAGGACATTCAATTATATGTTTATTTAAAGAAATAAAAATATTGGTTTTTGAATTTATTTAGTTTTTTTTATTGGTTTAATATTTACTTTACTTCCTTAATGAAGTGAGGCTGGATATGCTGTTGCAGAGCATAGTAAGTCAGGGGCTTGTCAGTTCCAAGAAGCTTGGCCAACTTCTCGTCAGGTGTGAACTGACGACGATCGGCCTGATTCTGGAGGCTGTTCTCCTTTACGTACTGGCAAATAGACTTGGTTACTTCAACTCGCGATACGAGTTGGTCCTCTTTTAGGCCGGTGAACTTTTGCATGTCCTTGCTGATCTTAACCGGCTTCATGAAGCCGGAGTTGCCGGACGCCGAAGAGGTGGTGGTACGACGAACCTTCTTGCTTGCAACTCGAAGTGAATCTGAACGAAGCTGTCGAACACGCTTGGCAACGGCGCGCAAAAAGCGAACACCCTTGGCCTTCGTCTTGTCTTCACTCTTACGGCAAGACTCGATCTCTTCGTCGAGGCTTTGGAGCAGAGCGTCAAAGTCCTTCTCGACGTCATCGCGAGTTACCTGGCGACGCTTAGTAACAACAGCCTCTGGGTCTACCACCTCTTCTTCCGCCGCAGGTTGGGCGACAACTGGTACAGGGGGCGCAACTACTGCTGCGACTTCCGCTACTGCCTTCTTCTTACGCGAAGACTTCTCCTCTGCCGCAACTGGGGCGGGCGCTGGAACTGCGACTTTGACTTCCTCCTTGACTTCCTTAGTAGATGATTTTGATTGCTTGGTCATTTTTTAATATAGTAATATATCTTTAAACTATAATTAGTTTTGACCCGTAATAAAGGTTTAAAATAAATTAATTATTTTATTTGTTTGTTTTATTTTTAATTATAATTTAAACTTATAAATGATAAGTTCTCACACAGGAAGATATCGCAATACTATCGATAAATTTTATACTAAGCCTGATATAGCCGATCGGTGTATTCAACTCACAAAGACGTCAATTGATATCAGTGAAAGTGACACGATCATTGAACCTAGCGCAGGAAATGGTTCTTTCTTAAAAAAAATAGCCGAATTCCATTCTAACTGCAAAGGTTACGACTTGAAACCAGAAGATGAAAGTATAATCGAAAAAGATTTTTTGAGTATTCTTAATATTCCTAACTCCAAACTCCATATTATCGGAAATCCCCCGTTTGGAAGACAGTCGATGCTTTGTAAAAGATTTATTAAAAAAAGTATTGAATTGGGAGCGTCTAGTATATCTTTTATCTTACCTAAGAGCTTCAAAAAAGAAAGCCTTCAACGCGTCTTCGATCCGTACTACCATCTAATAGCGACATGCGAATTACCCGCGTTTTCTTTCTTACTAGAAAAAATTGACTATGACGTTCCGTGTGTATACCAAGTATGGGAAAAACGGCTTATACCCAGACAAACGGAACAACTTATTGAGCCAACTTATTGGAAATATGTTAAAAAAACCCAACAACCAGATCTAGCCTTCCGGCGCATTGGGCTGTACGCTGGAACGTTTGATAAAAACTGTAACAAATCTGAAACCAGTCACTATTTTTTAAAATTAAAGGGAATTTTAGTTGATACATTTCTAGCGTCTTATAAAAAAGACACACATTTTACACACAATAATACGGTGGGTCCAAAATCCATATCAAAAAATGAATTAAATCGCGTTTTATTCAATATTTCTAAACATTTATAAGATTTCTAATTTAAATTTTACAATAAATGAATACTAATATTACAAATCTTCCACCAGATTTATTAAATCATACTAAAATGTTTCTAACATACAAAGAACGAATGTCATTCGTTCTAACATGTAAATTCTTTGAGTCGCTAAAAATACAAACATTTTCACCTTATTATGTGAATGTAATCTATCACCCCAAAACAAATGATAAAACGTACCAATTATATTTTAACCCCTTTAATCCACTGTCAACGCCTCCTCTTAGTTTTTTACGAAATAACTATGTCAATATTCTAATTTACGACACGCCCATTTCTTACTACAACATTCGTATTCATAAAGAATACGATCATCATAAAACGATTGAAGATTATCTTCGTTCTTACAAAAAAAACAATTATTTTATTAATAAAATTACAAAGTATTTTGCATCTTAGAATAAAATATCTATATAAGTATAAGCTTATATAGAAAATGCCTCGCGATCTTATTCTTTATCAACGACTCGAACTCTCTCCGACTGATTCTGATCAAGAGATTAAGAAGGCCGGACGAAAAATGGCGTTAAAATGGCACCCAGATAAGAACTTAAATAATCAAGAAGAGGCCTCCATTAAATTCAGAGAAATACAAGAGGCTGTTGACGTCTTAACCGATCCTGAACGAAGACGACAATATGATATGGTGGGAATCGACATTCTCAAAAACAATAACAATCATACTAATCATAACAATATGTTTCCCTTTCAACGCTTTCCATCCTTCAACTTTCCCTTCCCTCCTCCTAATCCTTTTATGAATTTTGGGAATGGCATAAATATAAACCCATTTGGCGGAATTCAGATAGGTGGTAATACGTTTATACGAAACGATGTTAGACATATTCTTAAACTGGACAAGCCTATTCCTGATGACGTTACATTTTCATATAACCGTGACATAACATGTAAAGACTGTTTATGCAAGGTATGCAACGGCACCGGAATTAATGTTACGATACAAAATATGGGCAACATTACATTACACAATCAAACACCGTGCGTATCTTGTAGTAACTTGGGTCAAGATACGCAATGTAAAGGTTGTCAAGGAACTCGTAAAGTATCTTCGACTAACACAATGACCCTACGTCAAATTCCGGCTGTAAATAATACTCAGATTTGTATCCCTAATCAAGGACATCAACTTGTTACTGGAAACACGAATTTAATTATTATTATTGAAATCAATAAATGAATTTTTATAGAGATATAAAAATTATTGAAGAAGAGTTTTGCTGCAAATATTTCTTAAGATATCATGGAAAAACTCATTTTTGTTTCCATTAAACATCTTAAATACTTCGATATCTTGATCGGAAAATTTACCAGCAACTTCCATAAAATACGCAAGTTGGGTTGGATCCTTAGCTGTCTTAAATTTGTCAGTCAACTCATTTGTATACTGAACGGTCAACTCTCGATTGCGATCTTTAATACTCTTAAACAGCAAATCAGATAAGGTTGACATCTCAGGATCAGTTATAATTTCCCCGTTCTCATTCTTATACTTAATTTTTCTACGAGAATAATCCGTACATGCAACTCGCTCTTTTAATGGGTACTCTAAAAAGTATTCCGAATACCCAACTGCTCCTTTCTTAATATGTTCAATTGTAAGGTGCTGTGCTTGTTCATGCAAGTGTTCCTGAGAAATAATATTCAAATTATTAACATTATTAACAGTATTGTTAGTCGTATGTGTAATATTTGGCTTGGCGCTAGTAATAGCTTTTTCTGCAAGATCTGCAATGATTTTGTCTTTTTGGGAAATGGTGTCTTCTAGTTTTTCGTTCATTTTTTCCAATAAAATTATACGTTTTTCCAGCTCCTTTGTTTCTTTCTCCAAATCTTTTTTTTCTTGCAATAATTCACCGCACTTAATTGTAAGTTGATAATCTATACATGTTGGATAATGTTTCACCAATCGATCGTTACTAGAAACAATTTTTTGACACCCCAAACATTTATGCCGATCATTTTGCTTTCCTTGAATAGATAAACAATATTTTGCGATCTTTTGATGATTCTCAAGACTTTTTGACGACGAAAACACAGACGTACAAAATTGACATGTATAGTTTTCGTCTGTCATTATCTTTTATTTAAGTACTAATTTTTTAAATTAGTATTTTCTTTTTCGCAATACCAACGCAATACTACTTATAATTATTTGATTACTGTGATTATTTGATTATTGTAATTATTTGATTTATTGTATCTATAATATTTTAGAATTTTAAAATAATATAGAATATAAATTTAGAAATAAAATACAGTCGCGTTTTTTTGTATTCGGATTTTCCAAAAGTAACAACACGCGAGGACATCCCACACACACACATTTTATTTTAAAAAATAAAAATAATATTACCCCTTATTTATGGGTTGGTACGATACGAATATACATATAAATATCAGTCTCTAATTATGCCTTCAATTTAATAAGTATTGTTTTTTAGACAATACTGGCGCAATACATACGCAATACTAAGAATTGTACGAATATCGTACAAAATTATTTTTGTTACAATTTTAACCTGTAAAATAACCACAAAAAAATAATGATTTGTTTTTTACGCAATACAAAAACAATACTACGCAATACAAATTACATGACGTTACAAAACAGTCTCGAATACAGGGATAAAATAATATGCTATAAATTGTGTTTTTTTTATAAAATGTGTGTGTGTGGGATGTCTTGAGATCTATAACAATTTTGTAAAATGAAAATTCGTATCGCGGCGATACGAATTTTATAAGAATTTGTAATATTTATAAGTTAGATTGAGAGTTTGTCCATTTTTAGAGAAACGTCATTCTTGATATTCTTGATATGCTCTGCCATCATCTTACGCGCCTCAATCTTTCTCTGCATAGTCACAGGCAACATATGACGGTTTTCGGTCGGCTCAACTTTATTCACATGTGTGCACATTACATTTGAGTGAGACCGACAAAGAATATCATCGGTAGTCAACTGACAATTCATACACTTTCCATTTGACCAGTTATGGGGATGACGGTGTGGAAAGCAAGAATCAGACTGAGAATGACTATGGTCGTCTACATTGCACAACAACTTTTGGATATCCCTCGCGTGAACGTCAAAAACAGTGTATTTACACTTTGTGCAAACATCGTTATTCCAGTTATGTGAATACACGAAACGATTCCCAGCATAAATCGGCTTCTCTTTCTTAACTTCCCCAAATCCGTAGAACGAAAAACCAGGCGCAGAAGGCATATAAGTCATCGCCATTTATAAGGTAGAGTCAAAGTGCTAATGAATAAGGTATGTGATAATCATTTTTATTGTCTTTTTCCCCAATAAAAATGATTTTTGCGTGTTTTAATAAGGTTATATTGTAATATATAACCGAGAAAAGAATGATTCAACTTGGACTTTGCTGTATCAACATTGAGCTGCGTGAAAAGGAGGTGTTTTGTTCTAGAACAATGGTTCGAAAGAACTTTACAGTAGAAAAGGCAAAGTCTCTTTCTCTCAAAAATATATCGGACATTTCAACTTTATGCGAGTGGAACGCAAAGAATAACATACACTGTCTTCGTCTTTCTAGTGACATCTTTCCTCATTTTACCGACGACGAGACTGAACCGTATAGCCTTGATTTCGCGAAAGAGGCGTTGCAACTTGCCGGCGAAACGGCCAAAAAATGTGGTCAAAGGATCGTAATGCATCCCGGACAGTATAATCAAGTTGGCGCCAAAGATGAAAAGGTTTTCCAGAAGACTTGCCGTGAATTGGAAATGCACGCTTTCATACTTGATACGATGGGAGTCGATCAAGACGGGGTACTGTGCGTACACGGCGGAGGTGTCTATAAAAATAAGGAACAAACTATAGAGCGATGGATTGAACAATTCCACAGACTGCCTGAAAGTGTGAGACGACGTCTTGCGATTGAGAACTGTGAACGTTGCTATTCGACAGTCGATTGTTTGAAAATCGCTGAAGCTTGCAATATTCCTCTTATTTTTGATACACATCACTACGAGTGTTTCAATCATATCTACCAAGACGAGGCTTTTCCAATTGACGATGTAATGCCCCGTGTGATTGCGACATGGCAACGTCGTCAAATTAAACCGCTGTTTCATATTTCTGAACAGCGTGAAAACAGCCGAGTCGGGACACATTCCGATTACATCGAAGTCATTCCCGACTATATTTTAGAGATTCCAGAAAAGTATAAGGTGTCTTTGGACATTGAAGTAGAGGCAAAAATGAAGGAAAAAGCAATCATGAAATTGTATAAAAAGTATCCACAAGTTTTTAAGAGAAAATAATTATTTTATTTATAATATAAATGAAATTAATTGCGGTATTCTCAATTTTTCTTATAGTTATTTTATCTAGTTTTTATATATCGGAAACGTATGCTGCCGGGCCTAGTCTTTTCAGTATGGCTATTCCTAACAGCCCGATAAAAATCACGAAAAAAGGTAAAATCACGCAGATTGGGATTAGTTTAATTCTTTCAAATCCCAAAGACTTTCCAAAGTCTTCCGGGCCAATCAGTGTTTATAAAAACGGTGCATTAATTGCAACATTAAGCGGCGGGAATTGGGTACGTACATCTGGGAATATGTATAGTTTTGGGGTAGTTACGCAACTGGATGCTTCTGTAGTTTCAGGTGATCAGCTAACAATTAATTACGGAGATATTACGTTTACTAAAGGCACGTTCAATTATTGGATATTATAAAAATTTATTTTATCAAATAAATTTTACTCGATTAAAACAATGTTAGGCGTAAATAGGTCATTTAGTTGTTTAAGGACCTTCCAGAATGTCTCTCGGTTTTTGTGGTATTTTTTAAAAAGGTCCTCTTTTTTATAAACAGCCGAAAGAACTTCGTCGATTGGGTTTATCATTAGTTTGCTATAATATAGAGAATCAATTTTTAGAATCGATGCATGTTCCTTGAAATACTCAGTATCTTCAATCTTGTTAAATAATTTATCCTTGATATTATTTTCGGACTCAATTACACAATATCCAATTCTTTCACCCGCGTCTACACGTGTACCTCTTTTACGCATTTTTTCGGCAAGTTGAACCTGACTTGGAAGTGCCTTGTTAATATATTCTTGCACAATTAAATGTTCAAGACCATATTTAAGCCTCAACGTATCATATTCTTCGTCATTTTTTTCGATATAATGTCTAAAAATTGTTCGAACAGCTGTCAAATCAGCCCTCTCATCAAGCAATTCAAGTTCCTTTAATCTTTTTTCAAGTTTTTTGTCATCATCTGGTAAAGCTCTGATTTTGTAATCCTTGATGTCACCTACACTTTTAGAGATCGTTAAATCTTTAACTGAAACTGAATGATTAGACAGTCTGTTAAGTTCTTCTCTCATCGTAAACAACAAATCTTCGACGGGTGCTTTATAGAATGCGCTCATGATAATCTTAGAATAGAAATCTCGACTGTACGCTGAATTATCACGTCTAGATAACAACACTCCTCTCTTTTCAATCTTCGATGATATGACACCATCTGTATCACATTTCAATGCCATATACCTCTTTTTACTTAAAATTAGGTATCTCCAATAAATTGCCTCTTCGTATGCAAATTTCATAGGACGCGGAAAAAGCGATGTCATCTCTTCTTCTACTTGCCGACAAAACTTATCCAAGTCGCTCGCACTTTTGTCGGTGGAATATTGAGGGAACGATACGTAACACGAATCTGTATCTCCATAAATGAGATGACCGCCTAACTGTTCAGTTAGAAATTTAGACGCTTTTTCAATCGATTGACGACCTCTGGCTGTTGTACACATCGCACCCGGTAAAAAGGGAAGATATCCTTTTTTAACACCCATCCCTCCGTACATACTATTGGCTGACACTTTATAAGAAAGTTGTCGCTTATCTAGCACCGTGATAAGACGTTCTGTAAGAAGTCGTTCGTCATGTGACAAGGTTGATAGAGACGATTTTAGACGTTTCATCTCAGAGTTTGTTCGTTTACGAGCATCTAATAGATTTTTAAGAAGAGTTGGAATAACACCAGGAGGTTCCTTCATAAAACGAAAGTGATTTTTGCCGCATACGATATTTTTGGGTTTCGTCTTTCTCACAGAAAGATCATGTGAACAACCACAGTGATCCTCCCAGTCAAATATATTGCATTTTTCGTCTGGGATAGTTTCGTCTAATACCAGTGTAGAATAGTCAATATTATAGGCAATGATCGTCGATGGGTACAGACTACTAAAATCGAATGAGACTACCATATCATATAATCCCGGAATGGGTGTAAATACGTAGGCTCCCGTATAGTTATCGTTTTCATTCACAATAAAGGAATCTTTGTCGATAACAAAATCATCGGCCATGCATTTTTTGTATACCTGTGAAAAAATCTTTATTTGTTGACCCTGTGTAAATAGCGTGAACACTGGCGTATTGCATGTGTTGGCCATTTCCGTCAACCCAATCCATACTTGCAATTTCTCAAAAAGCTTTACTACAAGTTCACTGTCTTTCACACAGTACTTTGCCACAATAGACAGGCTTTCAGGTGTAAACATACGATAGCACTTAAAAATTCCTTTTACGCTAAGCGGATCTTTGGTTTGTCCCAAGAAATAATCAGAGACGGTTTTCAACTTATAATTTTCAAGTTTATAGTCGCGCTGAATGATAGGGAGCATGTCTACCCATAAACGACCAGGTGCATCAATGTATGTGAAATTTTGGTTTTTGAAAGCGCTACTGCTCCATTTGATTTCTTTTTCTTTACAGTGTTCGCCTCTGATAAACGACAATTGGTCAAACGTTGTTAGCGAACCTGTCAGTTTTGATCGCGCGTACATGTAAGGCAGATCGAATGAAAAGATGTTGTATCCAGTAATAATATTGGGCTGTTTTTCGTTTACTATGTCTGTAAATCCTTCTAGTAATTCGGCTTCTGTGTTAAACAGTCTGATTTCAATATCGTCGCCTACCATATCTTTTTTTAACTGAATTTCTTCACCCTTTCTATTTTTACATAGACTCAAAATTACTTTGTGATAGGATGTCTCAGGTTGACCGTTTCTGCAAAAAACACACGAGATTTGGAATATCTTATCGTCCCTCACACCATGACGAGGAGCGATGTTTGGATTGCTGCTATTCACTTCAATATCAAAACCCATGATAAGAGGTGCACTAACTTCGTTTCGATCGACGGGAGCGATACGATTGTAATTAACCTCATATTCATGGTCACATCCGCTAAGTTTATCGTCTTCTTTGGTAATTTTTTTGCCATGAAACGAAAACCAGCCGGCTGGTTTGATGTTTTTCATGCACATGAATTGAAGCATTGGATTGGCGTCATTTTCATGAACTTTTAGTTTGATAGTGCCCATGTCGCCCACGTAAATAGGTTTTGTGACTTTATACATAAAAGGTCGGATGTCGCTATGGCACCCAAAAAAACATTTTAGGAAAGGGTAGGTTTTATCAGTGTACTCACCACCTTCCTTTTTATCCTTCTTTGCGTAATATAACTTTTTCTTTTTTTGGAAAATTTTTTGAGTAGGTCTACCTCGTTCTACTAGCGTGTCAAGCTTGTTTGACAACGCCTGAATACGATGAGAAGTCCAAGGTACAGTATCTGGAAGTTCCAGATAAATATATGGTGTAAAACCTGTGACAAGTACAAATACATTTTCATTGGCTGCATTAAGCCCAAATATTCTAATACCAATTGATCCATTTTCTTCGTATGTATGCCAACCATACGGAAAAACTTCTGTGGGATTGGAAACACACTTAGTAGCGATCTCCATTTTATAATCTATAATTCATATGGAATCTCATTAAATCGTAATCAATTTTAAAAATTTGATTTATAAAATAGAAATGACAACTTCAACTTTATCGTCTCTTTTACGTAAAATTAGACTTTCGACGGTTTCAAACATATCAGACATACTTAGGAATTACAATGGGAACGATTGGTATCACCATATTAGGTACAGACCCAATAATGTGTGTACTTTTCCTATTTTGAGTGATAGACATCACGATTTGTGTCTTGTTGGTTTATATGGCCATGTTACACTAAAAAATGTCAAATTAATTCATCTACTAGAAGGTAGTTTCGTTTTAGACCAAAGACGTTATGTGTCACTCGATAACCCTACCCATTCTTTTATGCCATTTCAAGATTGTAAACTCATTAGTAAAGAAGAAACTGCAATTCTTATTTTATGTAAAAACAACAATAACCAATAATAACCAATAATAAGTTTTATATTTTTAAAAATATAAAAATAAATGAAGCATGCTTTAACTGTTCGCGTTATGTCTATGCTCTTTTGCTGTGGATCATGTGATGAAAAAGACGAGAATAAGAATAAGGAAAGGAATGACAGGAATGAACGGAATGACAGGAAGATCATAAAGTTAGATGATATTAAATCAATTAATAAAGTAAATACAATAACCAGGTTAAATACCAAAATAGATTATTTAAATTTTTTAGATCTAAGGATAGGAAAAGTAGAACCTGAACCTAAAAAACAAGAAGGCATAAAATATATAAAAGACGTAAACGAACTTTTTAAGGAAGATGTAACACTCTCCGAAGCCTTATCCGACCAAGAGGTAGTATCCAACCAGGAGATCGCAGATGTAATCAAACATGATATCAAGAAAGACGTAGCCGTCGTTAAACAGGTCGCAAAGAAAGACGTAGCCGTCGTCAAACAGGTCGCAAAGAAAGACGTAGCCATCGTCAAACAGGTAGTAAAGAAAGACGTAGCCGTCGTCAAACAGGTCGCAAAGAAAGACGTAGCCGTCGTCAAACAGGTAGTAAAGAAAGACGTAGCCGTCGTCAAACAGGTAGTAAAGAAAGACGTAGCCGTCGTCAAACAGGTAGTAAAGAAAGACGTAGCCGTCAAACATGTAGTAAAGAAAGACGTAGCTGTCGTCAAACAGGTAGCCAAGAAAGACGTAGCTGTAAAAGATGAAAAGAACAAAAATAAAATTAAAAAATAAAATGTAAGATAAAGATGTCTTTACCATCCGCGCCTAATCCTACTCGAATATGTCAAGAGATATATGGTATGAATAATGTAAATGACGTCCGTGATTGTGTAATGGATTCTATTTATCGTTTCTACGGTGGAATGTGTGAATTTCATAAAAATAATATAAGCAAATTAATACAAACCTATCTCATTCGTATTCTAGAAGATGCTGGTCGCAACCCAAACGCGGTAAAACTCCCTATTTCACCGTCGCATTTACAACCGGATTTCTTTGTTAAACGATATATTGAGACAAAATTTGATAAGGAAAAAGCATACCAATTATGCGTTGACGACTGCTCTTATTTAAGACCTGGATTGTCAACAGAGTGTTCATCAAATTGTATGATCGATAGAGAATCTGTTTAATTTTTATAATGGATAAAAATTATAGAATAGATAATGACAATAGCCCGATTGCACTTGAGAATAGCAAGGAGTATACAGTGCATAACCTAAGTGATATTTTATCGTCTTTTTTAGTTCGAACATATTCGGGTGTAAAAACTATGTAGTAGGCCAAAAATAGTAAAAAACTTACTGTTGTTATAGATAAGGTTTTTGTTTCAGACATTTATTTTATATTAAAAAAACATAAAAATAGATAAAGAATATGTGTACCATTACGTTATTATGGTCAACCAATTTACGAAGTAAACCCACATTTGGAGAATTTTTAGACGAGTTTCTATACTCGAAATACAGACGAATATACTATTGGCCATCTTCATTGGTGACAGACATCATTCAATCTGATATTAATGTTGATATCTTATGTTCATCATACGATGTGGAGTCTGTTTCGACTTCTTTATATATAAGAAAAGCCCTCGACAAGTCAAAGAATATTACCGACCCATCGCCTATCTACTCATTACCGTACATTAGCAATGAACGGTTAACTGACGTATTCTCTATAATTGATAGAGGAGAAAATATTAATCTACTACGACAAATTCAAAATGCCCCAAGTTATTGTGAGATGCCATCTAGTATCGAGGATTTTAAGACTTATGTCGTGCCTATAATTAAAGATTTGTTATGGGTCAAATATTTCAACAAATATCAAAACAATAATGATGAAAGAAATTATCACGTGTTAGTTATATCAAGTAATGAATTTATCAAAGATAATTTTGGGATAGAATTAACGCCCGGTCATTTTATAAGTCAAAAGTATAAATACACCAGTATATTGGATAAAGATCCGTATGAGTGTGAAAAAACCTATATACCCTATTTTAAGACAAAAAAATACAAATGCAACGAAAACGTATCGAAACGTCTTTTCTTGTAATTACGTTCGCGCACTCATTTATAGGCCTATATTTTATTTTTAGAATAAAATATATATTATAGATACATCATATTATTATTACCGGTTTCTTTTTTGGAATCTTCCAAAATAAGTTCTACCAAATCGCGGCCAATTGTGACCATACCACTATCGTCGCACGTCTTTATTTTTTGGAACCACCGATAAGTATAAGGCATTTCGCGGTTACATATATAAAAATACACTTTTTCAACAATCAAGTTGATGCACCTTTCTAAATCTCTAACACCTTTTTTGTAATTTTTACCGGATGAGATTTCAACAATGGTTTTAATACCAGATTCCGAGAAAGTTGCAAACTCCCCAATTTTCAGCTCGCTTGTATATTTAGGAATCAAATAATTTTTAGAAATTAGAATACGTTCATCAGTTGTATATTCATCTACATTGATCACTTCTAAACGATCCAACATTGCCGGGTCCGTAGGAAGTTCATTCATACTATAAATAAACCAGATTCTACTTAGGTCTTGCGCCAATTCTGGAACATAGTTATCTCTAAATTCGTTATTTTGGGAGAAATCGGTAATATGAAGCAACGTTGACATGATATCTTTCTTATCGGATGCCTTGTCAAACTCGTCAAAAAATAAAATCCCATTTTTCGATCCCATCCGTATCAGACACCTTGTTATCTCACCCGGTCTGCTTCCGATATACGTATAGTCATGTCCCATAAGAAATTCCGCGTTTGTTACTCCGCCAAAACTAACCTGTGCAAATGGTAGCTGTAAACATTCGGATAACGCCTTTGAGATTGCCGTATTGTGAGTGACAGTCCAGTCGTCCAACACAAATCGACAATTGCCGTCGATCATAAAACCACAATAGTCTCCCATTCCTAGCGATTCTATCGAAAACTTTTCATTCGAGGTATTCGAGGTATTCGAGGTATTCAATGTATTCGACTCATTATAATTGAAAATAGATATAGAATTATTATTATTTTTAGTACATCTAAACCCTGAACTTCTAATTACGAAGATAAGTTGGTCTATATTTTCAGGAACTGAAAAAATCGTTGTATGTTTGTCGGCAACTACGATTTCACTGGCATCTACTACTCCTTTAATGAATTGCATTTTTGATTTTAAATCCCATCGTATGATTCGAGACTTATCCGTCATATCTTTCCATTTTTTACCAATATTGTAAGCGTTATCTTCGGATATTTCTCCGTCATATCTGGAACAAACCGGATTATATAAGTGTTCATTACCAATTACGTCAACCAGAGAGACGTCAACTACATTTGACGACATATCACGCAATGTTAAAATGTGGCTTCGATTAACAATATAAGGCTCGCCGCAATCTTGTCTAATTCGGTACATTTCCTCTACGCCTGTAATAGTCGAGTGAACTGTTCTCACGTCGCAATCGTCTCCGAGTAATCGATCACCTGCGACGATGTCTTTGGCCTTTTTAAGTGTTAGGTCCGCCATAATAATCCCAGTTTCCGGGTGAAGACACTTACCAACTCCTGGTTTACCGACCAGTGCAATGTTGCAGCCTCGACTATTTCCTTCTCTTAATTTTTTGTTAAGAAAAAGCATTAGCCGTTCTTTAACATTTTTCATGCCATACAATTTTTTATCAAGAAATTCGTGTGTTTTTTGTATAATTTGGGCAGAATTTAACGTAGCGTTATCTGTTGACGCCAATTTATCAAATGGCATTGAAAGCGACAAGTTAAGCCATCTTTTAATTTTACTTTTTTCATCGCCTTTCATGTTTTCATCAAACTCGTCTAGTTTTTCTTCGAACACTTTTCGAATATGGTCTGAACATACAAGATTTTTGATCTTTGTTTTAAACTGGGAAATTTCGGTTTCTGTCTCTGTAAGTTTCTTGTATACAGAAGAAGAGCTTGAGAATGATGGTGAAAAAGACGCACCTGTCGGACCCGATGTGCTAGACATACCCGACAAGACGGTTTTACCTTTGGTTCCGGTTGGTCCTACATAGGTATTATAAATATTAGAAATATTTGAATGTTCCAATGTATACTTGTAAAAAAGCGATCGAAGACGATCGCGATTTTCAATATAGTCCTCTGTATAAGGTTCTATATTTTTAAGGCATTCATATTTTTCTAGAAGGGTTGCACGTTTATCATCAGACAACTCGCACTCTAATAAATCAGTTAGGGTAACGTCCCTACTTTTTATGATCTCACGAGCGCGAACAAATCTTTCATAGAATTCAGGGTTTCTGCGCTTTAAGAATTCAAGTGAGTCTTCGTCTTCGTCAGACGATGGTTCAAATTCGTCTTCATATTCTTCGTCTTCTTCGTACTCGTCGTCGTATTCACGGTCAATGTCTTCTTCTTCGGTATCTTCATCGGTCTCTTCCTTGTCATCTGGTTGTACTACTTTTCTTTTTTTGGACCGTGTTTGCATTTTAGTCTTTGATTATATTTACAAACTTACGGTTTAAATCTTATTTATTTATATAATTTTATAATAATAAAATGATAATCATCTTCCTATGTTTTGTAATTGCGGGATACATCGCATTATTTTTTAGCAGAGTCTCTATTTGTTTTTTGAGTCGAAACAAACTCAAAGAATGCATTGATACAAATCATGAATTTTACATACGCTTTTCAGATGCTGACTTGTGTGCCCGTCATGTAAAAACCGTTGAAGAATACCTAGATAAAATCAAACCTACCATATCGTCTTTTACAATCTCAGAAAAACTAAAAATTTTATATTGTATAAGCTGTGCCGATTATCGTATGCGTCAAATTCACCTAGATTGGTACGACGGTAAAAAGGCATCAGCCATACAATGGAAAATTGGGTGTATTGATGGCCATGAATATGAAGATGGGATGCCACATACGATAAGAGATACTATTATTTTATATAGAGACATTATAGATAAATACACAGTTGAAGAATTGACGAAAACGTTAATCCATGAAAACGTGCATCTTTATCAAAAACGTTTTCCGGAACAAACTAGACTCTACTTAAAACTATTAAACTTTTCAGTTCATAAAAAAATAGATGAAACCGATAATGTCAGGGCGAATCCAGATATTGATGATTATATCTACAAAGATAACACTATTATTTACATGGCAGAATATAAAACAACTACCCCTTCTTTCATCGAAGATACGAAGAAACAAGATGAATCAACAGAACACCCATTTGAGAAAATGGCAATTGATATTGAAAACTTACCTACCTGACATGCCGGCCGGTTTTTTTATGTCAAAATATTGAGGTTTAGTAGCAGCCGGCCCGGATGGGCCTGACTTCTTCTCCTCGTAATAAGATCCACTGGGTCCATCGTAGCGGATACGGTAGTTAACGCAGTTCTGCGCGATGTAAGCATGGTCGGCGATAGCGTGGTTCACACAC